CTATCAAGAACAATGCAAAGAGAAGTAGAGTAGTTCCTGCTGACATCATGCTAAAGACTCACGTTGGCGCTGCATCTACAGTCATGCAGCTAGCGCATCAAGGTGTTCCTAGCACAGTAGACGGCGGTTTCTACGTTATTTTAAACAATCCAAAAAATACTTTGTTTGCAATTGATCCAGATGAATATCGAAATAAATTTAAATTATTTCTAGCGAAAAAAGGCATTGCATCTTTTAACGATTTAAGCACTAAAGAAAAGAAAAAAATATTTAGCGAATTTGAAGCAAAACACAAAAAAGAAAAAGCATACGAAAGTACCAAAGGCAAAAAAGTTGTCAGCAATTTCTTGTATTTGACACTCAAGAAGCCAGGAAAAGCGATGACAGACGACACTGATATCAAAAAGCAGCTTTACGATTGGGTTACGAAGAACGTTCCCAAACAAGCGCTGGACAAGATCGCAATGGACAAGTTATGATGGGTTTCAAAAAATACTTCGCATCAGTAGAACTCTCTCAAGATGAGTGGGAAGAAGAAGTCTACGGACCAGAACTCGTCGAGATGCTCAAGCAAGTTGACGGACGCTGGGCAGTTGTCTCAAAAAAGACTGGCAAAGTTCTAGTCTATTACAAAGGCGAAGGCAAGCCCTCAGATGAGTGGTTTGCTGCGCAAGAGCGTCGCATTCAGTATTTCAAGCATAGAGGATAAAACATACTATGTTCATTGGTCAGGATGGATTTATTTGGTGGATCGGCGTCGTTGAAGATAACAATGATCCTCTACTGATTGGTAGAGCGCGTGTTCGCATTTTTGGATATCATCCAAAAGCAAAGCGAGATGAAACTTATACTAAAACTGCAAACAATAATGTTCCTACTGCGTATTTGCCTTGGGCAATACCACTGATGCCATTGAACTTGCCAAATGCATACGGAAAGATATCTATCGGAGAATGGGTTTGCGGCTTCTTTCTTGACGGCGAGAATGCGCAAGAACCAGTCATGATGGGTTATTTACCAGCAGCGAGAAAACAATCAGAATTTACTTACAGTAAAAGAGAGACGCAAAGAAACTTTCAAGACTTAGAAGGTCCAATTGCTGACGGCGAATACTTCGGTTTAGAATTTGAAAACAAGTCAAATAGATTTGAGTGGCATACTCCTTCAAATCATCATATAAGAATAACTGAAGTCGCTAATGACTACGGCAATAAAGATTTCGTTCTAGCACATGCTACTGGAAATCTTTTCGTAGCTATGCAGACAGACAAAAATGGAATATCTAGATTAGCACTTTCACATCCATCTGGAACAAGTATCATACTAGCTGAAGATGATATTTACGTGAATAGTCCAAAATGGGGCAATTTTCCACTTGTAAATCAAATAAATTGGGTAGCATATAATCAACACACCACTCAAGGCGGAAGCAAGCGTGGTCCTAGAAATTTCACAATCGGAACTCGCGCAAATCCACCAGCACCACCGCCACCAAGAAGAGGTGGAGGCGGATGCTTCATAGAGTCTTCACTCATTGCGATGGCAGATGGGTCTAAGAAAATGATTTGTGAAGTTCAAATCGGAGATTACGTTCTCGCTAGAGATGGAAAAACTATCAACAAAGTTAGATTTATTGAAGTAAATGATTCAAAGTATCACAATGAACTATACACTCCAAATCCAGAGATCGAGGCGTTTGCAACTACAGATCATCCGATCTACGTAGAAGATGAACTTGTATCTGCTGATTTAAAATTGACTCAATCATGCTATCCTTGGCTCAGAGTAACTCGCGAATTCAATAGCATAGATGTCACGTTTGATGAAAATAAATATGACTACGTGTATAATCTATGGGTAGATGGAGATGGAACTTACATCGTCAATGGATGTGGAACAACATCAATCATCTTTGACGGCGGAATGCTCTCGGACTTTGTTGAGATGGGATACTTTGACGTCAGCAAAGTCAGACATCTATACGAAGAATACACAAAGAATGGAAACACTCTTCTTCACGGAGCATTCATTCTAAATTATGCTCTAGGCAAGCTCAAATCACGCATTCTATATAGATTAGTAGCATACGCTGCTAGTAAAGACTTTAAGAGTTTGACTAGAAAACTTATTGTTACTCTTCCAATGTTAGCGTGTGCGAAGTTAGCACACTTAACTGAAAAATTACATAAATGGAGATTCTTCAAATGAGCGATGAAGTTAGTGAAAACAAACCAATAGTAACTGAACCATGCCCTAAACCAGTAGAGGTTGAACTCAACTTTATGGATCATGCACTCAATTGGCTTGAGACAATCTCTGAAGATGATGCTAATAAGTTTTTGAATGGGATCACTATTGATGCTGCGTTAGTGCTGTTCAAGCACTTTCCTGATAATCAACTAGTGAAAGAAGTCTTACATTCTAAAGTATAGTTACTATATCGTATTGTCATAGTCTACACACTCAGTGTAGCACTCTGTCAAGCATTTGTCAATAGAAAAAAAGGAAAATATAACCATGACTCCAACAACACATGAAACACTAGTCAGTCTTTTTGAAACTTACATGAAAGACAATGAAAAGTTCACAGCCAAAGGCAACAAAGCAGCAGGCACTCGCGCACGAAAAGCGCTGTCTGAGTTTGCGAAGCTGACTAAAGAGCGTAGACGCGAGATTCAAGACGCTAAGACGGCAGAGTAAATATTCCATTATAAATACAGGCTATGGCAACAGAATCATACTTTTCAGACTTTTCTCTGTCTTTTATTCCACATCCAGTCACTGGAGACATAGTTTCGATAAAAGAAGAAACAGCAGTAAAGAATGCTCTGATCAATTTGTTGCGTAGCCCTGTTGGAAATAGACCATTTGATCCAGATTATGGTGTAAATCTACAACGATATCTTTTTGAGCCAGCAGATGCTTTGACAGAAAACGAAATAAATGAAGACATCGCATATGCAATAAAAACATTTGAACCTCGCGTTGAATTGGTTTCAATTACTAGTGAAATGGTAGAATATGGTGTTAACATTACTATCACATATTTTGTGAAGAATGTTCCAGAATTACAAACGCTAGAAACAACAATAACTAGGTAAAAAACAGATCAGAGAATCAAATGGCAACACCAACAAATCTAAAAATTGATGGTCTAGATTTCCAGTCTATCAAAGATAATTTCAAAACTTTTCTAAAAGCTCAAGACAAGTTCAAAGACTACAACTTCGACGCTGCTGGTCTAAATGTATTAGTAGACTTACTTTCATACAACACGTATTACAATTCGTTCTACGTGAATATGGTGTCTAATGAAGCATTCTTATCTACAGCGCAGAGAAGAAATTCAATTGTAGCAGCAGCCAAGTCTTTGAACTATGTTCCAAGATCACGCACTTCTGCTAGAGTAGTCGCAACGTTGACTGTTGAGCCGGTTGGCACTCCAGCTAACGTTCTGATACCGAGATATACTTCGTTTTCGGCCGCTGCGACTGATGGCACTGATGTAACTTTTGTGAACTTAGATCCAATCACAGTTTTCTCATCAGATAGCTATGCAGTAACTGGCGCGACTCTCGTCGAAGGAACATACGTCGCAGAAAGATATACAGTAAATACTGCTGACACAGAACAAAGATTCATCATCAATAATACTGATATTGACACTACTACGCTCAGAGTTAGAGTTCAGAACTCATCTACAGATTCTACTATCCGCACATTCAATAGAGCAGATAATTATGTGAATCTAACTTCAGATTCTCTAGTATACTTCATTCAAGAAATAGAAGATGGCTATTATGAAGTAACATTTGGCGATGGCACTTTCGGCACATCTCTTCTCGATGGAAACGTAATTCTATTCGACTATCTTTCCTCTAACGGCGCTACAGGTAATGATATTACTGGAATGAGTTTCGCAGGATCAATCTCCGACGTCGTTGACATTGGAGCAGTCGTCACAACAGCATCTTACGGCGGTGATGATCGTGAATCTATCGAACGCATTAGATACAATGCTCCGAAAGCATATGCCGCGCAGAACAGATTGATCACTACTGACGATTATATCTCTCTAGTATTGCAACAACCAAATGTGCAGTCTGCAATTGCATGGGGCGGCGAAGATAACGATCCTCCATATTACGGGAGAGTCTTCATCGCAATTCAGCCAAAGAATGAAGAAGTTCTTACTGACACAGAAAAGTTCAATCTAACTGAGTATATCATAAAGCCAAGAAAAATTTTGACAATGAGTACCGAGATTGTAGATCCAGAATACATCTATTTGATTATAGATGCTTCAGTGAAATATGATACTAGTGTAAACGTATTGAATTCTACAAATCTAACTTCATTGATTCTACAAAGAGTGATGGAGTATAAAGACAGCGATCTCGCACAGTTCTCAAAATACTTTAGATATTCAAAACTGTCAAGAATTATTGACACATCAGATAGATCAATTCTAAGTTCTACTCTGAGAATTCAACTAAGAAAAGAAATTGAAGTTCAGTTGAATATCAATGCATCTTATGTTATTGATTTTGCTAACCCGATTGATGATATAACTAAAGACAGAGCAGCGAATCATCCTTACGCCGCGGGAAATAAAATTTCATCAAATGCGTTCACATATCAGGGATTTTCAAACTGCTTCTTAGAAGAAAACGGCGGTGTAATCAGAATCTATCGTCAATCTGGAGCAAATCTTGTCGGCGTAGTTCCTAACATCGGAACTTTAAACTACGATACTGGTCGAATAACCCTAAATTCATTTATTCCAGAATCATTTGCTGACGGCGGCACTACACTCAAAGTCACTGCTGTGCCACGTGAGCCCGATATTCTGCCATTGAGAACTCAGATCATTACTATTCGTGAAGAAGACGTAACTGTCAATCTAATCAATGATAACGCAATCAGTCTAACGAAACGATAATGGCTAAGATTTACTCTCTCAATCCAGCACTGAATCTTCGTCAGTCTATTTCTGAGGACATATACAATAGTTCTGAGAAGTTTGTTGATTTCTTGAAAGCATACTATGAATGGATGCACACGACAGAAATCACTTATCAAATAATTTCTGGCACGTTTCAGAAAAACGAACTCATCGTCGGTCAAACTAGCAAGAACTATGCTAGAATAAACTACATAAAATCTAGCACAGAACTAGTTGTAGTTATTGAGAGAGAAAATTTTCCGTTTGAAAACTTTGAATTGATCGTTGGTCAAACATCTGGCGCAACAGCTAGACTTTTGAGAATAACAGATAACGTCCTAAGACAAGCTCAGCAGATTTTACCAAATCGCGACGTTGATAAGAGCATTGATATATTCTCAGAGTATTTGAAAGACGAATTGTATAGTGCTATTCCAGCAAATTTCGCTGGCGATAAAAGAGAACTAGCGAAACGCATTCGCGATTACTATCAGTCTAAGGGTCATGAACAATCTTATAGATTCTTCATGAAACTTCTTTACGATCAAGACATTGAAATTGCGTATCCGGGTGACGAAGTTCTTCGCGTATCTGATGGCAATTTTCAGCGCGAAACTGTCATTCGTGCTAGAATTATTGATAATCCAGAAAGTCCAATAATCTTCAATTTTTTATTCAAGACAATCAAAGGTAGAATTAGTGGATCAATTGCTAAAGTAGTTGACATCAAGAAAATTTTCGTCGGCTCTGTTTATCTAGCCGAAATGAAACTATCGCTAGCTTCTGGAGTTTTTATAGCAGATGAGCCGATCTACGATTTGACAGATACTAATCCTATACCATTAGAAACTACCGTTTACGGTATTGTATCTTCATATGAAATCGTTTATGGTGGTTCTGGATATGCTCCAGGAGATGTTCTCACTGTCACGGGTGATGGCGAACAAGCGACACTCAGAGTCTCTGACACATATCGCTCAGGCATTGATGCTATCACTCTAGTCAGCACTGGCTATGGATATCAGAAATACGCTGTCACATTTGCAGACAACACTGGCACTGGTGGTTCTAATCTCACTGTCATGGTGTCTGAGATTGCAAACACTTATGATATCGTTGACGGTGCAAACACATACACTGTAGGCGATGTCGTCTCTGTAAAAGTCATCAACAAAGGACAAGACTACTTTGATGTTCCCACAATTACACTAAGAGATGATACAATATATGCGTTAGGGATGATATCCGAGAAGAATATCAATATTATAGATGCCGGACAAAACTACAAACCAGGCGAGACAATAGAACTAAATCTTCTCGTCGAAGGTGAGACTGGCTATACAACTCGCGCAGTCGCAGAAGTTGCTTCTGTCGCAGAGCCACCAGATCCGCCAAGCACAAATTATATACTATTTTCTGACGAATTTGATCAATGGTCGTTAGCTAACGTAGATTCATTTTCTGCAAACTCAGAAATTGATACTACACAAACTGTTGATCCATTTGGAACTAACACTGCTGAGTATCTAGAAGAACCTGTAACTGGATTAGTTCAGCTCCATTATATTGAGAAGCAAGTCGAGATTGATACTCCTGGATATTATACATTCTCTGTATATTTGAAAGACGCATCTTCTATAGACAATTTGAATTCTGTGATTCACTTCTCTAATAATGCAGATGCAAACACAGGTGACATTGTAGCTGCTACTGTTCTTCTTAGTGGATCAAACACTATTGCGTCAACTTCTTTTGGTGCTAACTCAGAAGTGACTAATACTTCTATAGAATTCTTGAGCAACGATTGGCGCAGAGTTTCAATTTCTGGTAAATGCGACGACACAAGCACAACATTATACTTGAGAGTATTCTTTCACGATTCTATTGATCTATCTTATATCGGTGAAGAGTATGAGTCATCTGGACTGAAAGGACTTTTTGTAGCGAGTTCTCAATTTGAGCCAGGCAATGTTGCGACAACTTATATTCAATCAAGTGATACTGTCGGAGTTCGTCTCGGCGGCGATTATAACATCTATCTAGAAGATGGCGACGGCACTTACAATAAGCTAATGCTTGAGAGTGACGATTTTGCAAAGTATGATACTACGAATACAATCTCTTCAGTCTGGGTTGGAAATGGTCCAATCGAGCGAATAAAGATGCTAAATCGTGGTCGCGGATATCAACTTCAGTATGTCAATGACATTACTTTAGACTTTGTTGACACTCTATCTGGTTACGGAGCAAATCTAGAAGTAACTGGCATCATGGGCTCTGGAGCTAACGTTATAGTTGACACGGCTAACAATTCATCTGGAATTGGCGCAATCAAGAAAATTGAGCCAGTAAACTTCGGAGTAGATTACACAACAGCTACTGTCAGCGTAATAGATTCTGGTAATGGTGATGCTAATATTGTTCCCATTATTACTGGATCTGGAACAACTGTCGGACAATTCATCGGCGATTCTGGTAAAGTTGATTACAAAAAAATTCAAGATTCATATTTCTATCAGCAATACTCATACGTAATCAAGAGTGGTATTGAAATCTCAAAGTATAGAGATGTCTTGAAGAAGATGATTCATCCTAGCGGTCTAGAAGTTTTCGGTGAAATCGCTATCAGAAATAATTTGAATCTGAGAATGAGATCAGATGATCCGTTGCGAATAAATGATATTCTAAAAATATTTTTCACATTTTTGTCTGAACCAAATTCTGGAACACTTCGCTCTTGGTCACTCACAAACAACGATAAATCTGCTGATGATTTGCAAATATACAAAGTTTCAGACTTCATTGGAGGCGGCGATACTGTATTCGCTGAAGTCACGATTGGTCAAGTTCACTTCAGCAGCACTCCATCGCCAACAATTCAGACATACAAGTATTATAACTTCGCAACTCCTTATGGAGAAGCCGTGTATTTTGAAATAGAGCGTCAAGTGAAAATCGAAGGAACCGTCTCGGTTAACGTTTCAACTAAGATAGTTACGGGATCTGGAACAAACTTTTTTGAATTTTTCTCCGCTGGTGATGAATTTGCTGTCATTGATAGACTAGGATCAACTGGATCTAATAGATTTCAAATAACAGAAGTGATTAGCTCTACTCAAATGAGAATCGCAGCCGCACCAGCACAAAACATTTCGGGCGCAGAAGCATACAAATTGAGCATATAAATATTCTCAAATCATAAAACGGAGAAGTCATGCCAGCAGTCATTACAAACAAATTTAGAATCTACAATGCAATACAATTCGTAGATACTTTTTCAAAAGTAGACTACTCAACATATTTTTATTTGGGTGGAGTAATTCCTTATGCAGATGAACTGAATCCGCCAAGTCCAGGATCGACACCCGCAAACACTGACGTTGATCCATGGCTCAGTATGTTCGGCACAAAAAGAATTCAATCTGCTGACGTATCTCACGTATCTGACAGATTTAACTGGACGTCAGGCGTAGTCTACGCTCAATATGATGATCAAGGAGAAGATGGCACCGACATTCTGGTTGATCAATTCCATGTTGTGACTGATGAATTGAATGTTTACAAATGTCTGTTCAATAACGGTGGCACTCCATCAACAACGAAGCCAACAGGAACAGACGTAACGACAATTACAACTGCTGATGGCTACATCTGGAAATATATGTTCACCGTGTCAACTGCTGACGCTTTGAAGTTTTTGACTCCGAGTCATATTCCAGTAAAAGTTTTGACATCAGATGATGGCTCAAGACAATGGCTAGTGCAAGAAGCTGCTGTTCCTGGATCTATTGACGTCATTCTAATCGAAAATGCTGGCTCTGGATATGAGACTGCGCCAACTGTTCAGGTTTTTGGTAATGGAACTGGACTTCAATTGACTGCAACAGTCAGTGGTGGTTCAGTAACATCTATAAACATTCTCAATAGAGGTTCTGGTTACTCTAAACTTGAGATTACTCTTGTTGGAGGTGGTCCTGGTGGAACAACTCCAGCAAACCCAGCTTTAGTCAGAGCTATTATTCCTCCGCGCGGCGGGCATGGATCGGATCCAATTCGTGAGCTAGGTGGCGCATACGTCATCATGAACACTCGTCTAGACGGTTCAGAGTCTGAAACATTCACGACACGAAATGAATTCAGACAACTTGGAGTGATAACCAATCCAACTACATACGGAACATCGACTGTAGCTACTGCACCAGTATACAGACAGACATATAAGTATCAATTGACTGGCGCAACAGGCATTTTTGAGCGTGACGAAACTATTGCATATGGCTCTAATACAGCAATCGTTGTTGACTTTGAAACTGTTGAAGGAAATACCTATCTATATACAACTGTACCAACACCTCAATTGTTTGACGTTGGTGTAAACTTGCAAGGGCAAACTAGCACAGCTAACGGAACTATTTTGACTATCGAAACTCCTGGTTTACAGCCATACTCTGGAGATATTATTTACATCGAAAACAGAGTTTCTGTTGCTCGTGCTGACAGTCAAGTTGAAGATATCAAACTAATCGTAGAATTCTAAAAGCATAAGGAAATTCACATGTCAAATCCAGGTGGCTTAGACTTCAATTCAACACCATATTATGATGATTACAATGAAGATGACAAATATGTTAGAATCTTGTTCAGACCTGGGCGTGCTGTCCAAGCTAGAGAACTAACTCAACTTCAAACGATCGTTCAAAAACAAATTGAACGATTCGGCAATTACTTCTTCAAAGAAGGAGCAGTAATTGACGGATGTGAGCAAGGCTTGGACTTGAATCTTCCTTACATAAAACTGCAACCAACATATAACAGTGCAGAAGTCAATGTAGCATCTTTTCTAGAAAAGGAAATTGTAGGCTCTGAGACTGGTGTTACGGCTAAAGTCGGTATTGTTGCTGACATTGAAGGCACTGATCCAAAGACGCTTTATGTAAACTACACAGCATCAGGAACTGGTGTTTTATCTGTAAATGCAATTCCATCAACGCTTGTTGTTGGCAATTCAATCGGCACAGCAAACGTAACTGCAACAATCAGATACTGGGACACATCTTTGCTGAAAATATTCGTGACAGATCCAGTTGGAGATTTTGAAGAATTGCTTGCAGCAGAAGAGCCAGTTGATGTCACTACACTTGACAACACTGGTGCTGGAATTACAATGAGTGTTGAAGCCGCTGTGGACTATCGCGAAGCAAAAGAATTTCAAAATTCAGAAACGATTTTCACAAAAGCATTGCCAGAAGGTTCTAGATCATACGCAACAAGTGCTACAACTGCCGCAACATCATTCACATCTGGTGGAAAAACATACAACAGGGCATCGAAAGTCACTGTTGGCGATGGCATCATCTACGTCGCTGATCACTTCGTAAAACATAGCAATCAGACTATTTTACTTGACAAGTATTCAAATGAGCCAACATATAAGATTGGTGTAGTTCCATCAAAAGACACGGTAGATTACATTGAAAATGTTGAGCTAGTTGACAATGCTCAAGGTACGCCTAACTTCCAAGCTCCAGGTGCAGATAGATTCAAAATCGACACAACATTGACTAAGATTGCAGTCAATGAAGACACTGCTGAGACAGAATTTATCACACTAATGGAAGTAGAAGCCGGCTCAATCAAGAAGAGAAAAACATTCGGCATCGAAAGCAAGATCGAAGAAGTCATTTCTAGAAGAACATACGAAGAGTCTGGCGATTATACGCTCTCAAATCCAAAAATCAGCATTCGCGAACACTTGATTCAGGGCGAAAACGGTGGTAGATATTCTCTAGCTGACGGCGGAAACACAAATCTTCTATTACTAGAAGTAGATCCTTTCGTTGCATACGTCAAAGGCTTTAGAAGCGAGTTCATCTCAAAGCAATCTATCGAGCTAGAGAAGGGCTTAGACGTTCAGTACGTAGATCAAAACAAAACTCAAGTCAACTACGGCAACTACGTTCAAGTCAACGAATTCATTGGATCATGGGACTTGATGCAGTCTACAAGAATTTCTCTATATTCTACTGCATTTGATAGTATTACTGCAAGAACTTTCTCTGCAACTACAGTAAACTCAGCAAATAAAATCGGCGAAGCTAGAGTTCGCTCAATTGACTATGTGAGTGGTGTTCCAGGCACACCATCTTGCGTTTACAATCTATTCTTGTTTGATGTTCAAATGAATGCTGGTCATTCATTTGAAGAAGTTCGTGGCATATATGATTCTCCAGCAAGATATGCGGACATCGTTCTCGATGAAAACGGAAACGCAGTTCTTCGTGAATCTTCATTCAATAATGTAATTTTTGAATTGCCATACGATGCAATCAGAGGTCTTCGTGATATTGACAACGATATTCAGTCTGGTTTTACTTTCAGAAAAGAATTCGACATCAACTTCAACTCAGGAACAGCTACTGTTACTTCTGGCGACAATAACGAATCTTTCGTTGGCACTGGACTACTATCAGACACTCAGAAAAACGAAAACTACTTTATTTTCCCAACAACTGATGTTGACTGCGCTAACGTAGACGGAACAATCAGCATCAGCAATGGATCATCTACAGTCGGTGGATCTTCAACAACATTCGTTGATGATTTTGAAGTTGGTGATTTTATTCGCCTTGGCACAGAAATTCATAGAATATCTGTTATCACAAACAACACATCATTGACAATTGCAGACACATACGGTGGAACTAATCTAAGCTCAGAAAATGTGAATCTAGTTTTGCCAGCTTATCTTCCAATCAGAATGACTGGTCGTGGAAGCAATGGATCTACATCAGATCGTGCTATTACTGTCACTATTCCTGGCAGCACTAGCATGACAATCGAAATTAGAGAGACTGCGCCAGCATTCCAAGCTAAATTGATTGCAACTTTGAACAGATCAAACGCTAGAGAGATGAAAAAAACTCTCTATGCAAATCAAACTGTCCAAATTCAAGCTAATACACATCCTAATGGATTGTCTGGACCATATTCGTTGGGCAAATCTGACATATATCGTATCAAAGCAATCTACGAAAGTACAAGTTTTGATATTCCAGCTACAAGTGCTAACACGGATGTTACTGGTCTATACACTTTTGATAACGGTCAGCGCGACAACACATATGAAAACGGTAAAATTACACCAAAACTTGGCGTAGTTCCAACTGGAGCGCTTCAAGTCGTCTTTGACTACTTCACGCACGACATCACTCAAGGTTTGGGCTACATGTCTGTCGATTCTTATCCAATTGACGATGTGAATGAGACATCAACGACAATCAATACGTCAGAAATACCAGTTTATATCAGTCGCACAAGCGGTTATGCATACAATCTAAGAAACTGTCTAGACTTCAGACTCAGAAAAACAGATTCTACAGCAGCAACTAATCCTCCAGACAGCGATGTGTTTCAGATTCCTGTTGGCGGATTGCACAATCCAGTGCCATTCTCTGACTTTGACTCTAGCTTATCGCTATACAAGGGCAGAAATGCTCGTCTATTCTTGACAGACAGAGGTGAATTCGGTGTCGTCAACGGAAGCCCAGGCTATCCTTCTCCACAAATTCCAACTTCTATTCCGGGAACACTCGATCTAGCAATCGTCAGCATTCCTGCATATCCTTCTGAGCCAAAGAACGTTGTTATTGAGCCACAGAAGAATCGTAGATACACAATGCGTGACATTGGCAAGATTGAAGATCGTGTCAATAGACTAGAATACTACACTTCTTTGAATTTGCTAGAGAAGCAAGCGGCAGAGACATCAATCGTCGATGAAAATGGTATTGATCGTTTCAAGAACGGTATTCTAGTTGATCCATTCATCGGATATAACGTAGCAGACGTAAATGCTGAAGACATTCAGACATCAGTCAACAGACAAGAAAAGTTTGCTACAACTAAAATTGATTTGAATCAAGTGCCAATGCAGTTTGATGCTGCACTATCAACTGGCGTAACTCGCAACACTGGCAACAAAGTCACTCTTTCATACTCAACAGAAGTATTCTCAGAGAATCCATATGCATCATCTGCCATCAATCTAACTCAAGACTTGAGCTACGATTGGACTGGCGTGATGACAATGTATCCAACTACAGATAACTGGATGGAACTAGTAAACTATCCAGGAAAGAATCTCGTTGTCGATCTTGAAGGCAACGCAGACAACTGGCGTCAACTCACTGACGCATGGGAATCTGAACACGATTCTTGGGAAACTCGTTGGCTTGGCGTTCCTGTTCTTCAAGAAGCTGCGAAAGCTAAGTTTCCAGTAGGAAGAATCTATGACGTCTCAGCAGATCGTCAATATGATGACATCAGCGCTAACATCAAAGTAGGACCAACAGAACTTCAGTCAGAGACGAGAGTCGTTGACGTTTCAGTGAATCACTACATGAGAAGCAGAGATTTCATCTTCTCGGTGTCTGGACTAAAGCCATTTTCAAAGCTATATGCATTCGTCGATGGCGTCAACGTCTCATCTAACTGCAAGTCAATCACTCTAGCAAGTGGAAAAACAATCAATGATGTATTCAATCTGATTGATTCTGATGGCTTCGTTGCAACTGATGCGCTCACATACACTTCAGGAAACACTGGCGTTCTTTTCGCAAGTTCAACTGGTGAGATAAACGGCATTTTCACTCTACCAGAACAGACGTTCTTTGTCGGCCAGCGCGAATTCAAACTGTCTGATGATGCTCAGAACAGCGAAACGTCAGCTACTACCACAGCAAAAGCACTAATTGTTGCGCAAGGCATTTCTGAGATTGCATCAACAAGCGTATTGAACACAAGACCAGCCAACATCAATTTTGCGTCTGCGATTGAAAAGACTGCTGTCCAAAAGCAATCATCAACTGCTGGTGCTGCGATTAGAAACCCACTAAGTCAGAGTTTCATTGTTGACGATGTGAACTATCCTTACGGCGTCTTCGTATCATCAATTGACGTATTCTTCAAGTCGAAGTCAACAACTGGCACAGATAAAGTCTACATGCAGATTCGTGAAATGGAGAATGGTCTTCCAACTCGCAAAGCAATCGGTGACGCAATCGCTGCTGTCAGTGCATCGGCTATCACAACAAGCGAAGACGGAACTTCAGCGACTACGTTCACTTTCAGTAATCCAATCTACTTGACTGCTGGTAATGAATATTGCTTCTCACTAATTCCAGAAGGAAATAGAGACAACTTTGAAGTCTGGATCGCTGAACTAGGCGCAATCGATTTGTCAAGCACATATAATCAGCCAAGAATTGAAAAGCAGCCAGCCGCTGGCACATTGTTTACTTCTTCTAACGATTATACATGGTCAGTTCGTCAAACTCAAGATTTGAAGTATACTATCAAAGTAGCAACTTTCACTGAAAATGCGACTTCATATGCATACTTGACGAATAAGAGTTTTGATGCAGACTTGAATTACACAAGTATTGTTCCTAACATTGCTCAAATCAGACCAGATAATACTGAAATCTCACTGAGCGTTAGAACAGCAGATTCGACATCTATTCTATACGAATATATTGATGTTGATAATCTAGAGCTTGTCAATTTAAATTCTCAGAAAACTATCGTCGATTCTGCTCAAGAAGTTTCTGATGAAATCAAATCATTGACATATCGTGTCACTATGCAGACACAAAACAAGTATGTGACACCAGTTATTGATCTTGAGCGAGTTCAGACGATTGTATATAATAATGCAATCAACTATGACACATTTATCTCTCTTGATGGATTAGTTTCTTACTCATCAGGAGCAAACACAGTAACTGGCATTGGAACAAGTTTTACTCTTGATCTAGATACTGGCGAATATGTCAAGTTCGGAGATCAGTATCGTCAGATTCTATCAATATCAAGCAATACTTCGTTGACTGTCGCGACTGATTTCTCTGTCAGTGCGTCAAATGTTGCATACACATCTTCAAACGAAGAGAATCCAGACGGACCTTATGCGTCTTTGTCAAGATATATCACTCGCAGAGTCGAACTAGCTGACGGATTCGAAGCTAATGATCTAGTAGTTTACTTGGATGTCAATCGCCCAGTCGGAACTGACGTCAAAGTCTATTACAAGATTTTGAATGACTCTGATAGCGACTCATTTGATACTAAGTTCTATCAAGAAATGAGCCTTGAAGGTCAGCGCTTATTCAACGATGATCAGTCTAAGTATGTTGCAGAGAAATATGTTGTTCCTAACAGCATCAAGTCTGGTGGATCAAATCTACTATCTGGAACAGTAGATATAAGCACTTCATCAACTACTGTGACTGGAACATCAACACGATTCTTAGAACAACTTAGAATTGGAGACACAATTCGTGTAGATTCAGATTATCGTGTCGTTACTGCAATCGCAAATAATACTTCATTGACTGTTGATAGTAATTTCAGCGTAACTGCATTAGACAAAGAAATGTATAAGATGCTTTATAACGCAATTGTTTATACTACTCCAGATAATCGCACATATTCGGGATATAAATACTTTGCGATAAAGATCGTGTTCTTGTCTAACAATGTCGCTGTAGCGCCGAGAGTGAAAAAATTGAAAGCATTAGCATTGACATAATACCATGCAATCAAGCGTAAAACTGAAAGAAACAAAGAACGGTTTATCTGAAAGAGATTTACACTCAAAAGCGATACTGAACACGGATAACTCATTACTACTCAAGTATAAAATTCAGAAAAGTAGACAGATGAACGTTCAGAACAATTCGACTGAAATTGAGAGATTGAAATCAGAATTTCAATCTCTCAAGAGTGAAATCTCAGAAATCAAACAAATTCTTCTTCAAATAGCAAGCAGGTAATAAGATATGCCAATAATCAATGTTGAGTTAGCTAACACATTCAATGAATTCAGAAACACGACTAACGAAGTTATCGCTAGAGTAAATGAATTTGAGAGTGGTATTGCTACGGCAAATATCAATCTTGTCAATGCAAATACAATAGTAACTAATTCTGAGGTTCAGTCTAACGTATTCACGACAAGTGCAAATACTCACAGCTTGACACTTAGCACAAACAGTGGCGCAAATACTGGTTATATTTTGATTGAGCCAAACGACAATGGAAACGTTGTCATCGTCGCTAACGGAACTGGCACACTTTTTCTTGACACATCAACAGTGGTTGCTGGTAATAGTTTTATTGACACAACTATTACGTCCAACGGCGCACAAGATTTGATTCTCAGCACAAACACTGGAACAAACTCTGGATTCATTCGCATCTACGATGGCGCAAATGGAAACGTTGTAGTAGAAACTAACGGCACTGGTGATGTTCAACTTAACGCAGATACTCTTCGTGTTGGTGATCTAAACTCAGATTCTACTATCACAACTAGAGGAACTGGCGACATCATCATCAATACGAACGAGGGCACAAACACGGGCTTTATTCGCATTTACGATGGCGCTGATGGTCACATCGTTGTAGAGCCAAACGGCGCTGGCGATGTTCAACTCAACACAGACACTGTTCGTATTGGATCTAGCAACGAAGACGTTGTTGTCACGACAAATGGAACTGGCGACATCACAATTAGCACTAACTCTGGCACTAACTCTGGCACAATAAAAATATTCGACGGCGCTAGTGGAAACGTTGACGTAACACCAAGTGGCACAGGTAGAACTAATGTAAAGAATGTCACTACTGGAAATCAAATTATTTCTACTGTAGCGACTGGTACTGCACCACTATCAGTAGCGTCTACAACTGCTGTAACTAATCTAAATGCAGACAAGGTTGACGGCATAGATGTTGCAACACCATCAGCCGCGGGCGGTATTGTCTATGCGTCAACAACTTCAGAGCTTTCAACTTCTGCTGCCGGCACTGCTGGTCAAGCAGTCATTTCTGGCGGAACTGGTGCGCCAACATTCCAATCAGTTTCAACGTCGAACGGAGCGTCAACGATTGTAGCCCGTGACGCTAACGGTGACTTTGCATCACGTAACGTTACTGTATCAAATATTATTGGTAATGGTTCTCAACTAACAAACTTGAATGGATCCAACGTAGCTACTGGAACTGTTCCTAACGCAAGAACAACTGGCTCATCAGCTAACGGAGCATCAACTCTAGTTCTTCGCGACGCAACTGGATCATTTGCTGCAAACGTTGTCACAGCGACTACTATTGCAGCAAGCGGATTTGCTGGAGACGGTTCTGGTCTAAACAGCCTAAACGCATCAAATATTGCAACGGGAACAATAGAAAACGCAAGAACAACTGCTTCATCATCTAACGGAGCATCAACTCTAGTTCTTCGCGATGCAACTGGATCATTCGCAGCAAACGTTGTCAGTGCAGTAAACGTAGCTACTACAGAATTTTCTACTACTAATGCTAGCGCGACAAATCTAACTGCAACTAATATTTCTGGCAGTGGCGCAGGCATAACTAGCTTGAATGGTTCTAATATAGCATCAGGAACAGTGCCTAATGCTAGAACAACAGGAACAGCAGCTAACAGCCCAAACACTCTAGTTCTAAGAGATTCTGCTGGATCTTTCAACGCAAACGTTGGAGCATTCAATACAGTCACTGGTGTCGGCTCTGGTCTAACGTCACTGAATGCTTCAAGCATAACTTTGGGCACAATATCTAACGATAAAACTACAGCCAACACTCAGAATAGTTCTAGTACAATAGTTCTTCGTGATGCTAATGGATCATTTTCTGCAAATGTCATAACATCACAATACATTTCTGCTAACGGAGCATTACTGAGTTCTCTAAATGCGTCTAGTATTAGTTTTGGCACGATACCAAATAGTGTAACAACGGCTAACACATCAAACAGTGCGAGTACAATTGTTCTTCGCGATACTAACGGCGACTTTAGTTCACGAAGAATTACATCAACTATTGCATCGGGAACATCTCCATTCGTAGTAACTTCTACAACTGTTGTTTCAAACTTGAACGCAGACAAGGTTGACGGAAAAGATGTAGGCACACTCTCTGCTGCTGGTGGTATTGTTTACGCATCATCTACTACAGCACTAGCTGGAACTGCTGCTGGCACTGCTGGACAAGCTGTTATCTCTGGTGGAGCAAGTGCGCCAACATTTCAGACAGTCGCTTCTGCAAACGGAGCTTCAACAATTGTAGCTCGTGATGCAGATGGATCATTCAGTGCTAATGTCGGCAATTTCAATGTTCTAACTATTTCAACTGGCATTGGTGGAGATGGATCAGCATTATCAAATTTGAATGCTGCTAACATTACAATAGGAACAATCGAAAATACAAGAACGACTGGGTCTTCATCTAACGGAGCTAACACTCTAGTTCTTCGCGATGCTAACGGCGATTTTAGCGCACGTAGAATTACATCAACGATTGCATCGGGAACATCTCCATTTGTCGTCACATCAACTACTGCTGTCACTAATTTGAACGCAGACTTACTTGATGGTCAACACGGTTCTTACTATCTAGACTGGACAAACACAACAAACAAACCAGATCCTGTCGTTACTGTAACTTTGACTGGAGATGTTGCTGGAAGTGCAAACACTACACTAACCGATCTTGCGAGTGGTACAATTTCTATTGCGACGACAATTCAAGCGAATTCTGTGGCTTTGGGAACAGACACAACTGGAAATTACGTTGCAACAATTGCAGCAGCAACGCCAGGATCACAATCTGGAACTTCTGGTCTAACAATATCAGCAACTGCCGGTGAAGGCACAGCAGCAACTATTGCTCACGCAGACACATCAACTCAAGCGTCAGTAAACAACTCTAATGGAAATGTAATTCAAGACATCACACTTGATGGATTTGGTCACATTACTGCACTGGCTTCTGTTGACTTAGATGCAAGATATCTTTCATTCAAGACGTTAGAGGTCACAGACACAAATTCTGGCTATGCTTGGTCAAGCACAGGAAACGTTGTTGCTGATCTATATGATGACAGACTTGTATTTGTTGATGGCGATGGCGTTGATATCTCAGCAGACGCGACTAATGATGCTATATTGATTCAGCACACAGATACATCAACGTTGAATGGTGCACAAGGCGGAAATGGTATTGCATCTATCACTGTTGACGGATTTGGTCACGTAACTGCCGTAGGAACAGCAACTTACTTGACTTCACAGTCTAGTGACTTTGGCAACGTCAAGATCGACAATACAGACACAGAATACACTTGGGTAACAACTGACGGAACTACAGTAGCAGCAGATACAACGGCTGACACGTTGACACTTGTAGCACGACAAACGGCTAGCGTTTCTGGTATTGTTCTTCACGCGAACACGGGTCTAGACGCAATCGCAATCTCACACGGAGACACTTCTACTCTCACTGGCGCACAAGGCAGTGCTGGAATAGCATCTATCACCGTTGATGGAATGGGTCACGTAACAGCAGTTTCAACTGCAACTTACTTGACTTCACAGTCAACAGATTTCAAGACAATCACTGTCTCGGACACAAACTCAGGCTACACTTGGACAACTACTGGAAGCGCAGTCGCAGAAGCTGTCGGAGACACTCTAACTATCGTTGACGGCGACGGTGTTGACATTTCTGTTGATGCAACTAATGACGCAATTCTGATTCAGCATACAGACACATCAACTCAAGCGTCAGTAAACAACTCCAACGGAACTGTAATTCAAGACATCACGCTTGATGGATTTGGTCACATTACTGCACTGGCTTCTGTTGATTTAGACGCAAGATATCTCGCATTCAGAACAATTGAAGTCACAGACACCAACTCAGGCTACACTTGGTCAACCACTGGAAGTGCAGTCGCTGATGCATATAATGATACACTAAAGATAGTTGATGGCGACGGTGTTGATATCTCAGCAGACGCAACTAATGATTCAATTCTGATTCAGCACACTGACACATCGACACTAAACGGAGCGCAAGGCGGAAATGGTATTGCATCTATCACTGTTGACGGTTTTGGCCATGTAACAGCAGTTTCAACTGCAACTTATTTGACTGCTGAAGCAGACACACTACAGACTGTCACTAATAGAGGCGCAACGACAACTGTTGCAGTTTCAATCACAAATACAACTGCATCAACTTCAACAACAACTGGTGCGCTAAAAGTTTCTGGTGGTGTTGGTATTGCTGGCGCACTAAACGCGACAAGCAAATCATTCATTATTGATCACCCAACTAAGCCAGGAATGCTATTGCGTTACGGCTCTCTAGAAGGTCCAGAGCTAGGTGTCTACGTTCGCGGCAAGTCTAAAGAATCTGTGATCAAACTTCCTGACTACTGGACTGATCTAGTTCACGAAGACACAATCACTGTGAATCTAACTCCAATCGGATCGCATCAGCAACTCTTCGTATCTAAAGTAGAAAACAACGAAGTTCATGTTGAGTCTTCTTCTAGAGAAATGAACTATTTTTACACAATCTTTGCTGAGCGTAAAGACGTTGACAAGCTAGTTGTAGAGTATGCTGACGAGGAGTGATGCGTGGGCATTTATTATAATGCCCAGTCGATAACGTCTGGGCTTGTATCTTACGTAGACGCTGGTAACTACAAGTCCGTAAAGGGAAGACGAAATATTCTTAGCTGGGATAGCTGGACTGCTGGCTCTGGCAGCGCAACTGGCTACTCTCAGAACGGACTGACTACTGAAAATACTAGACTAGCAGACACTGATCCTTGGGGTCAAACAAATATAGTTTGGGGATCTTATCCTTCAGGCGACGGAAATGCTGACGGTGGATGGAACACTTCTTGGTATAACATTGACCGAGAAAAACTCTACAGATTCAGCGTCTGGGTAAGAAGAACTAGCAGTACAACTGGCGGCACTTTTTATCTTGGCATGTATGATAACGTTGGCTCTGTCGTCATGAGCACTGGCTCAGTCAATACAAACGCATATTGGGACTGTAGAAACATCTCCTGGATGACTCAGAATCAATGGTATCTTGTCGTTGGTCATGTATATCCTCACACAACAACTTACACGGGAAGACATCCAGACACAGGCGTATATACTGTTGATGGCGGAAGATTCGGCGATATTGGCGGATGCAATATCGGCAGTGGAGATATAAAATGGAATCCAGCCGCAACTCAAACTATACATAGAACTTATCACTACTATTGCGGCGACAGCACTAGCAGATTGCAATTCTATCAACCTAGAATTGATTTGTGTGACGGAACTGAACCAACAATAGATGATCTTCTAGACAATATTGGATCTAAAGCACTTGATATTGTCAGATCAAATAAACATTATCAATTTTATAATGCGCCTAAAGTCAACGCTAGCGGATACTTTGAATTTGATGGCTCTACTACATACGTCAACAGCATATACGAAGACACTGATCTAGACGGAGATCCCATATTCACTGTAGACATGTGGATCAAAAGAACTGCATCGTTCAGTAGCGCTGGTTATTGGGGACTTGCAGGAGACGTTGCTCTTCAAGGAATAAATGGATATACACATCCAACAACCGCAAATAAAATATCCATTGATCTTTGGGGAACTGCAACTTTCCACACGAACGTTGACTATCCACTAAATCAATGGGTGCACGTTGTCTGGAGAAAAAAGTCATCTAATTTCAACGTGAATTCAGTCTCAATCTTTATCAATGGCGTAGAGTATACCGGCGCAGGTCTTACTGTAGTCAGAGGAAGTGATCACACGCCAAACTTGACGACATCGACAAAGGGAATAACTTTAGGCAGATTATCTCCTTCTTCAAACAGCTACTATGCTCCAGGTCATGTAGCTAATGCAAAGTTCTATGCTCGATCTTTGTCAGATGTTGAGATTTTGCAAAACTTCAGCGCACAACGCGGCAGATTTGGAGTCTAACGCATCATGAGTGTTCTCCATTCGCCAAGTCTAGTATTGAACGATCTCGTGTTGTATTATGACAAATACAACATTGCGAATTCTTGGATAGGCAGACCAACGACGAATTTGTTGTCGTCAACGCTAGCGACATTCTCATCAACCTCTGGATGGTTTACAGGAGACGTTCCTGGTCCAGTTTACAGAAGAATTTTAGTTGGTCAAGGATATCGTGGCAGAAACGCAGTAATGATCCAAAAAGGAACAGCAGCGTCTGGTGGATATTTTCAAGTTGAGACTACATTTCCTGAAGCTGTAGTTGGCGGAACGACATACACTGCACAGATAAAGTATAAAAGACAAGACTCAAGCACAGCATTTTTGATAGGCGATTGGGGTGGTCCTGATGGAAATAATGCCAATTGGACAACGATATACGATGGTCAACTTGACACAGAATGGAGACTTCGCGTTGTTCAAAGACTATACACAAACTCAGCGAGTGCTGGATTCACGTTTGGTGTAAACAGCACAACTGCTGGAAAATGGTTGATTTTCTCAGACTTTCAATTAGAAAATAGCACAGTCTCTTCTGCATTCACAGTCGGCACAAGAAGCAATACTCAATCAATTTTAGATTTGACACAAAACAATTTGATCACTTCTAATGCATTGACTTACGCTACGCCGAATACGTTCAGTTTTAGTGGATCAAGTTATCTAAGTGTTCCATTCAACGCGACAAAATTCAATTTCAATAGTGAACAGACAATCATTATTTGGATGAAAAACGAAGCGTCTGTTGCTGCTAGAAGAAATCCATACAATCAAGCGTATGGTGGCGGTGGAACTATAACTCACGAGAGCAATACCAACTTGAACTATTATTATGGAACAAATGGTGGAAATAGCACACCATATACAAGTCATGGATCTCCGTTCAGCGTAGTGGATGGCGAAACTGCTATGGTTGCAATAACTAGAGATCCAGCGAACACAAAGTGGTATAAGAACGGCGTTCTTTCTGGAACTCGTGCAAATCCTTACGGCGCATCTGTAGTTACTGGAACTAGTCCAATTCTAATAGGCACTGGATATACTACAGGATTTATAGGTAACTTAGATTCAGTCATGGTGTATACTCGCGCACTCAGTGAATATGAGATTCTTCAAACTTTTGCTGCAACAAGAAACAGATACGGGCTATAACCATGGCAGTAAACTTCAATCCAGCAATAGTCACTAATGGTCTAACGTTTGCATTTGATATGGGTAACACCAAGAAGTCTTGGTTCGGCGCGCCTACAACAAATCTAGCTAAAAACAGTGACGAATCAATTGACTGGAGCATAGGAAATCTAATTGCATCAGTCTCTCGCAGCACAGTAACTGCTAATGAAGTATACAGAATAACATCTACAACTGCTGGCGCATTTAGATTTTATTTCAACTTAGCTAAGTTAGTCAACGGGCAAACTTACATGTTGTCTTTCAAGTATAGATTCATTTCTCAAAATGCATCTCAGAGTTTTTACTTGACTGACTGGAACGACACATCAATCATCACGACAACTACTGACTTGGGAGACGGCGTATTCTATCACACCGGCGTAGGTTCTCGCGCAACATATGACAGCACATATAGATTCATGGATGGCTACATTTCAGCTAGCACAATCGTAGAAATATGGGACTTTCAGTTAGAGCAATCTTCAATTGCAACTCCATACACTAAGTATCAGAGAACAAATACTCAGTCTATTGTTGATATGACTAGTAGCACAACAGTGACAGTTTCTGATTTGCTGTATCTGTCAGACAATACATTTGAGTTTGACGGTAATGCAAGATTGTATGGAACATTATCTAATTCTGCTGCTGAACTTGAATACTCTAGGTTAATTTGGATAACTCCAACAGTATCAAGCGGAGATATGAAAAGTGCATTTTTGAACAGTATAGGAAATAATAGCGATAAAGCGGTCGGAATAGAAAATGGATACGCTGCGTTTCATCAATATACAAATTCGAACGGTGCTGGAACTACTGGCGATTATTCTGTTAGAGGTGCCACACCAATTTCTTTATATAATACTTACATGATATGCGCAACTGTAGATAGAAACGTAAGCGTAAATAATATCAAAGTGTATTTGAATGGTAATTTAGACGCAACCGCATCAAGATCGATTGGAGTATCAAATAGTGACAGTATAATAATTGGAGGTCCAGCGTCAGACTCTTATTCTGGATCTAGAATGTTCTACGGATCTATATACTGCGGATTTCACTACAATAGAGTATTATCAGATTTGGAAGTAATGCAAAATTTCAGTGCCCTTAGAGCACGATTTGGAGTCTAATCATATGTCAATAAATCATTCTCCTAAAATAGTAACTGATGAATTGCTGTTTTATTACGATCAAGAAAATACTCGCAGGTCGTGGTACGGAAAGCCAACTGAGAATCTGCTATCGCTAGCTGGATCAGATCCATCAATTGAGAGGAGTGGAACTTCTTATCCTTATTACAGTGTCAATATAGATTCGTTCGTCAAAGCTCGTTGGTCTCCAACTAACAATAAACTATCAATGTCATTTGAAGGAAAGCGTGATTATGTTCAAGGAGGAACTGGCGGTGGTGGTGATGGATATCCAAGCATGTATATCTACTTCAGCGATTGGACCTGGTCTAGTTCATTTGGCACATCAAACTATGAATGGACACAAGCAACACAAAATAACATAACTATGCCAGATCCAACTGGCAAAACTGTATATTTTGCAATATATCACATGAACTCTGGAAATCCAGGAAGAAGTTATAGCAGAAATCATCAAGTTGAATTTGGAGAGTTTGCAACTCCATTCATCAACGGAACTAGAACTTCAACAAACGCACTGCTAGATTTGACTGCACAGAATACGATCACAATGACGCAACTGACTTACACTTCAGATGGTAAGTTTTCTTTCGGTGGTCAAGGCGAAAATGACGGCAGCCCAACTGGAGATTATATCACAATCCCAACTGCATTGACTAGCACTAGCCCATCAGTCAAGTCAAATGGATGCACGTACTCATGGTGGAGCAAAATAACAGCAGCGCAGCCTTTTGGTCAGTGTATTCTCTTCGGCTCTGGCACTATTGCTCACGTTGAATTCAAGAATGAAGGCACTACAAGTCCATACTTCAGAACAGAAGCAGCGGTAGAGAATGGAAAGAGTTTTGGATCAGGCACAATCCCAGGCGGATCTCTTGTCGGCAGATGGGCTAACTTCACGATTGTGTTCGCGAACAATGAAGCTGGTCGACCAGTTCGCTGGTACCACAACGGCGAACTCTTTCACACAGGATCAATGACTGGAGGAACATCACCAGACACTGAGTATTTCTACTTCAGCAATATTGGTAGATCGACAGGAACAGCAGAATTTTTATACTCAAACAGTTTTTATGGAGAGATTCCAGTATTTCAAATATATAATAGATCACTAACCGAACAAGAAGTGCTTCAGAACTTCAATGCACTGAGAGGAAGATTCTCACTATGATTACAACTTTCAGATTTGATAATTCAGACTTCACTGAATATGCCAACATGATTATGAATTTCAAGTCTCACTACACTGAGATGATGGCGACAGATTTGCAGAGAACTGGAACTAGTTTTCCGAAATCATTTCGCTGCGTGAACCTGCTGAACATTGAAAGCTGTGGTCAGATGGCTCTATTTTTCACGAGACTCTTCACGCAGACTTACGTAGAACGTCACGGGCTTTTAGTGTCTCACGCAGCATATTACGGCAAACAAGGCTTTATTGACTGGCACACAAATGCAAACACTCCCTATTGGAACGCAGTTTGCACATTCAGCGCTAACGGTAATGGATTCTTTGAATATAAAGTTGACGATCAAGTTGTACATATGCAAGATCCAGTTGGCTGGTCAGTAAAGAAATCACGATGGGGTCAGCCTCCAGTCTGGCACAGAGCAGTATCAAACGACAGTGACAGAATAACTATCACATTCTCTTCAGAAGAAGAGAACAGAATAGACGCATTCTTATCTGGGCTAAACAATATTGATGTTGTCGTTGAAGAAGAATTGCATCCGTTCTTGAATCAAGCTCCACCAATAATGTAACAAAAAAATGGGAATCTACTACAATCCTCGCCCAGTCAACGCTGGGTTGATTTTTGCGTATGATATGCAGAATACGATGAAATCGTGGAAAGGTATGCCCGTAACCAATGTCGTTACTAATTGGGATTTGGATCTTGGTTGGAGCAAAAGCTATTGCACTTCAATTCAGTGGAATGATTATGAGCCTCCAGCTGGAATATATTCTCCAGTCGTTTCTTTTATAGACGCAGATTCAAACGGAAATGGATACTGGTATTCATACGGAAATTATGCTCCACAAGATCCTAGCACAACATATTCAATATCAGTTTATGCGAGAACTGTCGGTGCACCTTGGTCAATTAGAGCATATACAGCAGACAACGCAGAAGTTGGAAGACAATATACAGAATCAATAACTGTTCCAGGCGATGGATCTTGGTATAGGTTAGAATTTGTGCCTATAACTACTCCGTCAAACACTCAATCAGATTCTCTTAGCTTTCAATTTACAGTAATTCCAGCGGGACAAAGATGTTGGCTTTGTGCGCCGCAGATGACTGCAACTGGATTTCATGTTCCATATGTTGCCGGCACTCGCTCAGCAACTCAAGCTATACTAGATTTCACTAATAATCGTACAATAACTGCTAGCGATTTGACATACAATAATGACAATACATTCACATTTGATGGCACAAATGACGTCATACTCACAGATTTTCCTGCACAGACGCTACAGACATCAACACTAGAAGCTGTTGTATATGACACTAAAAATAATGGAGCTTATCGCTCAATTATTCAAATAAATACTAACACAGATGATGCGTTGTATATCAATCCATCAAACAATTTGCAGTTCTGGCCAGCGACAGCATCTTCGCTTCAAGTTCCAGCAAATCAGTGGAACTATGTCTGCGCAGCATATAATGGATCATCAATTCTTTACTGCGTGAATGGTGAGTTTCAAGAAATTGCTGGAGCATCACTAGACTTCACAAACTATCAATTTCTGAGAATTGGTGGTCATAGCACAGGTGACGGCGAAAGATTCAAGGGGCAAATACCTATAGCTAGAGTATATAACAGAGCATTGACAAGATCAGAAATGTTGCAAAATTATAGTGCATTTAGAGGAAGATTTGGCATATGAGTTTACAAATTGGACCTAAGTGGAATATAACAGATGCTTTGAGATTCACACCAACTGGCAAGCATCCTCGACTTCATATCATGGCTGAATCTGGCTCATTTGAAGCTACTGATCAAAACAGAAGCGTTCGTGTTCGTGCTAATGGCGTTGACTTGTTGAACAGTTCATCGCCCAGGTCGTATAGACTGACACAACTTCGCATCGTCAACGGCGACTGGACTCTAGTCGCATCAAACGGCTACGATGTCTACGGAAGCACGGTAGATGCACAAGCTGCTGCTGATTTCATAGACACATTTCAAGTCGGCGACTTACTCATCAGCAATACTTGGGACGAACCATACAACAATAGTGGATATTTTACAACAAAATTCAGAGACAACTTCTACTCAAACGTATTGTCATTCACTAGAGACTTTAGAGATATGCATATACTCATCGCCGTGAAGGGTAGAGGATTGATATACGAACAACATAGACGAAGATATTCAAATTCAATTCATTTTTCGGGTTGGATTTACTAACAAGGGAACAATCATGGGTGTTTTTTCTGGTCCAGAAATAGAAAACGATCAACTAATTCTGTGTGTAGACGCAGCGAATTCAAAAAGCTGGAGCTATAACGTTCATCCTAAGCCAATTGACATTGGTGCTTGGTGGACCGCATCTAGCAATAGTACAGTAACCAGAGATTTGACATTCACTGCGACGACACAATCGCCAGCGGGTGGTGTTCCTATAAAAATGATAGTTTCTGGTACAGATCCCTATATAACGTCAACGCAAGTTTATCTTGCGCCGGCAGCAGATGGTCAGACATGGACTATCAGCGTTTATGCCAAATCAAGTGTCGCTACTACAGGCGAGCTTTTTATTTTGGGATTGAATTCTTCCAATACATACGTTGAAGCGCCATCTGGCACAATAAACATAACTAATAATTGGCAAAGATTCTCTTACACATACACATTCACAAATGGAACTATAGCTGGAATAGCAATCAGACTAGATGGACCAAACAGCGGTTTCGGCACAGATGGAGTGACTGCGCCAACAATTTGGTGGGATGGTCTTCAAGTAGAGCGCAACTCTTCAGCAACTGCATTCAATCCAGTAACTAATGCATCAGGAAACAAAGTTCTTGATGTGAGCCCGAATGACTACACAGCGTCTTTCGTCGGCTCAACATCACACAACAACACTGGAGCAAAATCATTCGATACTAATGCAACAGCAGTGACTCAGAACAATAACATTGCTATTCCTACAATCACTTTTGCTGATGCGTCTTCATATTCACTTGATTTTTGGGTAAAAATTCGCTCTAGCGCTCCGTCAACGTTTCATAGTTTGACTGGAAACAACGCAACAGCGCCATGGGTTATTCTTTACACAAACGACACTACAGGCGCAAGTTGGTTCATGAGATTCAGAAACGCATCATCAACATATCAAGATTTTTCGAACGTCACTAACTGGAACATCCAATCAAATTGGGCTAATGTTACACTCACAATTTCAAATTCTAGAGTTTGTAGTTTCTATTTGAATGGTATCTTTAGACAATCAATAACACTTGCAACTTCTGCTTTAGATGCGGTCACTATTGGTGGTGGATATTCTTCGGCAGGAAACTACTATCCGTTCCAGGGCAGCATAGGTCTCGCTAAGTTCTACACACAGACGCTGACTGCTGACGAAGTGAGAAAACATTTCACTGCTAATCGTTCTAGATTTTCAGTTTGATAAATAGCTGAAGTTATAAAAACAATAAAAGGAACTGAAGAGTCATGGCATACACAGACAAGAATCTAGTTATTACGCCTAACGTAGGCTCTGCGGGTGAAGATCCAACAATCACATTCAGTGGCGCCGATAGCACTCTCGGCGCACAATCACTTCAAGCGAGAATCTATCCAACATCAAACGGAACACTCTCATTCGAAGGCTCGGCTGGTCAGTTATTCAGCATAACAAACAGTTTGACTGGCACGATTTACTCAGTCAACGATGTATCTGGAATTCCAAGCATTGAAGTCTTCGACACAGGCGTAATTCGTCTCGCTCAGTACAGTGGAAGAGTTCTCATCGGTAATATCTCCGATAACGGCGTCGATACTCTTCAATTTGATCAAAATAGTAGTATACTATTTCAAAACATCAACGTAGCTAGTCAATTGACATCAAGTGTATCGACGGGAACTGCACCGTTCGTTGTCACATCAACTACTGCTGTCACTAACTTGAATGCAGACTTGGTTGATGGAATTCAAGGAGCATCTCTGCTAAGAAGTGACGCTTCTGATACATATTCTGGAGGTATTTTAACTGTATCAAATGACGCTGGAATAGACGTAACAAATACAGGACAAATCAACGGACTACAAATATATCAGCCCACCGTCAACGCTGACGCTTTAATGTCTTTTCATATCTCTGGCGATTACGCAGTACATTTCGGCTTAGACGGAGAAACTAATGATCTAACAGTTGGCGGCTGGTCAAAAGGTGCTAACAAGTACAGAGTTTGGCACGCTGGAAATGATGGAGCATCTTCTGGTCTAGACGCTGACTTACTAGATGGTCAACATGGTTCATATTATACAACAGCGGGAAATCTTTCTGGAACAATACCTTCAGCGGTATTAGGCAATTCTACATTATACGTAGGAACTACAGCAATTGCACTCAATAGAAGTTCAGCTTCTCTATCTCTCACTGGAGTTAATATAGATGGATCTGCTGGCACATTTACTAGCACATCACAGAACTCAAGATTCAATTCTATAGGAGTTAATACTGCTGCTTCAGGAACAGCAGGTGAAATTAGAGCTACAAATAACATCACAGCATATTTTTCTTCTGATAGAAAATTTAAAGAAAACGTTAAAGACGTTACAGATGCGACTGAGATTGTTTCTGCAATAGGAGCAAAAACATTTGATTGGACTGATAGTTATATACAAGAACATGGAGGCGCTGACGGATATTTTGTTACAAAAAATGATTTTGGTGTAATTGCTCAAGATGTACAAGCAGTATTTCCGATGGCAGTAAGAACTCGCGAAGACGGATCACTTGCAGTTGATTACGGAAAACTAGCAATTTTAGCATTCGCTGCAATTAAGGAACTTGCTGAAAGAATTAAAAAATTGGAAAATAAATAAAAAGGAAATTTAAATGGCATTAAATCTATCAGGTCCGATTAGCATAGGAGGTCCTACAAGTGGTCAATCTATTAATTTAGAACTAGAAAAATCAGAAACTGCTACATCTAGTTTAAATGATGTAGATTTTAGATCATTAGCTAATGTTTTATCGGGTCCTATTAGTTTATCTGATTTTTACGGAAAAATTTATTTAAAGTATTTTATTTACTCTGCATCATCTGATGTCGGTGGAGGTAGTATACTTAAAGATTCCAAAGACGGAATTATTATTTTAAGATCACAAGGTGCAATGAGAATTTCAAAAACGGGTAATAGGTCTTGGTCTAAAACATATAATACATCGACAAAGGGTATCACTCAAAGTCCTTCAAATCCTGACATAATTTTTATTGTAACCAGTGGCGGTAACAGTTCCAATGAAAATGGAGTATTAAGAATAGATGCATTAACTGGTAATGCAATTTGGCATAAAAGGATAGAACCTTTTAACAGTGACAACCTTAAAGATAGTATAGTGTGTGACAATAATTATGTTTACGTAATATGTAGAGGAAACGGATTAACAATAATAAAACTAGATTATTCAGGAAATTTCGTATCTAGTTATAATTTAACAATACCTAGTGTTGGATGGACGGGAGGTGCAGCATTTGATCCTACATTTTCTAATATTTATATAGCAGGAAGAGAACAACCTTTCTACACAGGATTGTTATGTAAATATTCTCTATCGAGTAATGCTGTACAGTGGATAAAAAGAACACCCACTTATTCGGAATTCTCTGCCGTATACGCATCATCTACTCAAATATTAGCAGGAGGAATGCACGACTCATCGACAGGAAATCGTGGATTTCTTGTAAGTTTTGATGTTAATGGAAATATTATATGGCAAAAAGGCATGGGAGGTACACAGGCTGCTATAACAGGAATAACTATGGACGACTCTGGAAATATATGGTGTGCAGGCACAAATAAATTTTCCGGAAATCAAGCCGGCATAATTTTCAAATTAAATTCAAACGGTGATTACTTAGCCCAGCGTGAAATTGCAATCGATCCAGTACAATCCTTTACGGGAGCAAAAATTACATCATTACGATTAGTCGGCAATAATTTATTTTTTGGTGGATCGTTTTTTGTGCCAAATCAAACTTCTCAAGTATTTGCAATGGTTGGACTTTTACCTTCCGACTTAACTTTAACAGGCGAATATTTTAATAATAGTATTTCTATATATTCTCCTTATCTTGCTAATTATGCATATGCTACTGTAAATCTGCCTCAAGCAGCCACAACATATTCTTTAACTGATGTTAGCTTTAGCATCACAACTGATTCAATTTCTTTCTCAAATCTTATAATAGTTGAAAATAATATTTCTGCTGGAACAGAATATAAAGCGTTTCCCTCTCCGCATTGGACATTAAAAGTGGGATCCAATAATAATTATTGTCGTCAGATTACAGTTGATATATTCAATAATATATATGCTTTAATTAAGTCGACCTATATATTAACACTTTCAAAATATACACAAGAAGGTGATTTAGTTTGGACTAGAAATATTTCAAATAATTTTTCTCAAGTAGGATCATTAGGAGCAGTAAAAACAGATAGCTCGGGAAACATTTATATTGCCGGATCGTTTGGAAATCAAGGATATATTGCAAAATTTGATTCGTCTGGAAATATTCAATGGGCAAAACATAATAGCCCTCAGAATGTAAACAGTTATCATAATATGGCGATAGATTCATCTGCAAATTTATATACGGTCGGAACAACAACTAATTATCCGGGATTTGAAAATATACTTTTAGTGAAATATGATTCGTCTGGTAATCTATTATGGGCAAAATATGTGGCTACACTTCAAGGTGAATCAGATAATGGATATGGTGTTGATGTTGATGCTTCTGGAAATATTTATGTTTCAGGATCAATACGTGTGTCTACGTTTGATACCGGACAATTTAGTATTTTAAAATTAGATTCTAACGGAGCACTTTTATGGGGTAAATTCCTTGGTTTAACTACAGGAACTAATTTGGATTATGCAAGAGGATGTATAGTAAATTCTTCAGGAGTGTATGTTGCAGGTTATAGTTTTTCAGAAGGATCATCTGTACCTGTAATGGTTTTAGTAAAGTATGACACATCTGGTACTTTGCAATGGAAAAAAAAGTTAGATGATGGTAATACTAGTAATAGTAAATATTTTTTTAATATTGTCTATGATAGAAATTTTAATATCTATGTTATTGGATATACTGTAAATTCAGGTGTATATTCAAATAATATTGCAAAATTTGATACATCCGGAAATTTAATTTGGCACAGGAGGTTATCACATGGTGCTACATATGAATTTTCTGAAGCTATAGCTGTTAATTATTCTGATGTATTTATTGGAGGAACAGCCGGCAATGCTGCTATGATAGCTAGATTACCTAATGACGGATTTTTAACAGGAACATACAATAATGGTGTAAGTTATACTAATATTGAGGGTTCATTTACTTTAAGTGATGCAACTATAACTGAAACTAGTGCATCAATTAGCATATCAAATGCATCTTCAATTGTTAATAATGATGCTATAAATTCATACAATATTACAACTACAGCTCTTCCTTCGGTGACAAAAACATTATTGACAGCATAATATGAAACAACTTAACAAAATAAATATAGATTTAAATTTACAACCATCACCAAAAGACGCAAGAGACTTCTTAGCGTCTGTAAACTATAGTGACAAAGAGTTTCTTCCTGCGCATGTTGACTTGTTGCCAGACGTTGAAGAAGTAGAGAATCAGTATCAGACTGGTTCATGCACAGCAAACGCAGCAGCAACAGCACTTGAAATCACATATAAACGCGCAGGAAAGAGCAAAGACTTCTCTAGACTCTACAATTATTGGTACTCTAGAGCTATCGGAAACATCTCTGGCGACAAAGGCGCTTATCCTCGCGATGTATGCAAAGCTCTAAACAAGCATGGTATTTGCTTAGAGTCTACTTGGGAATTCGACATCGAGAAAAATCTGAACGTAGAGCCTTCTATAGATGCGCAAGAGGAAGCAAAACAGTATCCTGTGCATGAGTATGCGAGACTAGATGATGACAGAGATATCGTTGTTGAAATCAAAAAAGCTGTAGCTGCTGGTATTCCAGTGATGACATCGATCAAAGTGTCTAAAGGATTCAATTCTCTCGGATTGAACTGGAAAGAACACGATTGGGATCCAGAGCAAGAGCCAATTGGAGCGCATCAAGTCGTCATTATCGGCTACGATGACAAAGCTCAAAGATTTCTAGCACAAAACTCATGGGGAAATCGATGGGCAGACGGCGGATTCTTTGGCATTCCATACACTAGAATAGGAACTGACTACTACGTCAAATCGACATCTTCATATGAGTATTGGATTTTGACTAAACTTGATGTTCCTTACGTTGACGCTGATGGAACAGAGACAGATCCATACAACATTATAGAAATTGAACGCAGCAAGAGTGAGCAGACAAAGAATTTACTCTTCGCTGTTATTTTTGGAAGCATTTTCGCATTCATTATGATGATGTTGACTCGATAGAAAACTGGAAGATTCCTTGTTGTATAAATAGAGAAAAACAACAAGGAATCTTCACATGGCAAGAATCACAACCCGCGAAGAGTTCAAGCAACACATTCTTAGAAATCTCGGTGCTCCGCTACTAGAAATCAACGTATCTGATGATCAGATAGATGATGCTGTAGATGAATCGCTGCAATACTACTACGATTATCACTTTGATGGCACAGAAAAAGTCTACTTAGCACATCAAGTGACTGAGCAAGATATCGCGAATAGATATCTCACGATTCCAGAAAATATGATCAGTGTCATCAACATCTTTGACATTGGCACTAGCATCTCATCGTCTAACAATCTATTTAACATTAGATATCAACTTGCATTGAATGACTTGTTTGCATTTAATACTGGACCATTTGCTTCGTATTACATGACGCTACAGAACGTAGCACTTGCTGAAGAGCTATTTGTTGGTAAGCAAGCAATTAGATTCAATCGTCACACAAACAAGCTCTACATTGATATGGCATGGAATGAAAAAACTCCTGCTGGCGATTACATCATTGTTGAAGGCTATCAAATTGTAGATCCAGAAACTTATCCAGACGTATGGGAAGATCGCTGGCTCAAGCGCTATGCGACAGCTATGCTGAAACAGCAATGGGGAACTAATCTCAAGAAGTTCGAGGGCATCGCTATGCCAGGCGGTGTCACATTCAACGGACAGAAAATATATGACGAAGCTGCTGCTGAACTTGAAAAGTTGGAAGCCGAGATGATTAGCAGTTACAGTCTTCCAGTTTCTGATATGATGGGATAAACGTGGCACGAAATCGGTTTTTCAATCAATACACTCCTGTCAAACAGGAGCAATCGCTTGTAGAGGATTTGATCATTGAATCGATCAAAATCTACGGCGTAGATGCGTATTATTTGCCTAGAACGCATGTCAACTTAGACAGACTGTTCGGTGAAGATGCGTCAATGAGATTTGACGACGCATTAGAAATGGAAATGTATGTCAAATCATACGAAGGCTTTCAAGGTCAAGAGGACTTTCTCTCGAAGTTTGGTCTTCAAATTGACGAACAAATCACATTCGTTGTAGCTCAGAAGCGATTCAATCAAGCGTTGAAGCAATGCTTGATGACTGAATACAATTACAATTTAGTTACTCAAGAAGGCGACGAGATTCTTCAAGAATCGACGTATGACTATGAGAGCATCATCAGACCACGAGAAGGTGATTTGATTTGGTTTCCAATGGCTGGATACATGTATGAAGTCAAGTTCACAGAGAACATAGAGAACTTCTTTCAGCTAGGCAAGCTCTACACATATGAACTTCGTTGCGAACGTTACGAATATTCAAGCGAGAAACTAGACACTGGCATCGCAGACATCGACAACGTAGAAGAGACTTTCAGTCAATCTTCAGAGTTTGTTGCAAAAGTATCATCTGAAGATGGAACAATTCTTCTTCTAGAAGAAGGCAGTTATCTCGTTCTTGATGAGAACAACATTCAACGACAAGACGTCACAGCAGACAATGAATACATTCAGTCTAAGATAAACGAAGACGACATTCTAGATTTCTCAGAGAGAAATCCATTCTCAGCAGTTGGAGCATACTAAACCATGTTTGGTCACGATTTCTATCACGGCTCAGTCAGACGTTATGTTATAATGTTTGGCAATCTATTCAACGAAATGCAGATCGGCAGATTTGACGAGAACGGAACACGAATCGACACGTTGAATGTGCCCATCTCATATGGTCCTAAACAGCGTTTCATTGAACGTGTGCTAGCTGATCCAACGCTGAATAGAGCAGTATCGACAACTTTGCCGAGAATCGCTTTCTCAATGGCAAGTATGAACTATGCACCAATGAGAAAGTTGAATAGTACACTGAAGTTCAAGAACAATCTAGTGCTACCATCTGCTAGTGGGCAGACAACGTATGCTCCAGTGCCATATGACTTCAACTTCACACTGTCTATTCTAGTCAAAAACGCAGAAGACGGAACTCAATTGATTGAAAAGATTCTTCCGTTCTTCACGCCAGACTACACAGTGACAATGAGAGTGCTACCACAGTTATCGGTGACAATGGATGTTCCAATCGAACTCATCGCGATAACTTCAGACGACAGTTATGAGGGCGACTTCGACACATCTCGCAGAGTTCTCACTTGGGACCTTCAATTCATTGTCAAAGGCTACTTGTGGGGTCCAGTTACAACATCTAAGTATATCACAGAAGCTGAGATCAAGCTATTCGACGGCCTTGACGCTGAAGATGAGTATTGGATAGCAAAAACAACAGCAAATACAGCAGGAACATTTCTAACTGAAAAGTGATAATGCATGAAAAAAACTATTGATGAAAAATTAAATGCAGTTTTTGACATTGTTCCTAACGTGATCAATGAGCAAAGCGAATCAAACATAGTTGAGACTTCTCAACAAAAGCAATCGACAGAAGAAGACGCTAACGTTGATGAAGACTATGAATACGCGAGAAACAATCTTCGCGGTTTGATTGAGAATGGCAAGATCGCAATGGAAAACATCATCTTCTTAGCGAAAGAAGGCGAATCGCCTCGCGCATACGAAGTTGTTGGTCAATTGATCAAAACTCTAGCAGACACTAACAAAGACTTACTTGAACTAGGCAAAAAAGCTCGCGAAGCTAAAGGCAAAGACAAAGCAGAGCAGCAACAGCCACAGAACGTAACTAATGCACTTTTTGTTGGAAGCACAGCGGAGCTACAAAAAATGATCAAAGGTAAGTAATGCCAGTAAAAAGCTATCTTGGCAATCCTAATCTAAAAGCTGCTGGTGTTCAGATTGGTTTCACAAAAGAGCAGCTAGAAGAGTATCTGAAGTGCGCTGAAGATCCAGTCTACTTCATCAACAATTACTGTAAAATTGTCACGCTAGATCATGGTTTGCAGCCGTTCACACTGTATCCTTGTCAGGTCAATAAAGTCAAAGTCATTCATGAGAATCGTAAAGTCATTCTCATGGAAGGTCGTCAGCAAGGCAAGACAACAACATCAGCAGCATATATTCTCTGGTACACAATCTTTCAAGAGAGCAAGACTGTAGCGATTCTAGCTAACAAAGCGCCTGCTGCTAGAGAAGTTTTGTATCGCTATCAGTTGATGTATGAGAATCTTCCTATGTGGATGCAACAAGGTGTCACGACATGGAACAAAGGTGACATCGCACTAGAGAACGGATCAATCGTCTTTACAGCCGCAACATCAGCATCTGGTATTCGCGGCAAGTCTGTAAACTTGCTTTACGTTGACGAGACTGCGATTATTCCAAACAACATCGCAGAGCAGTTCTTCACTTCAGTCTATCCAACAATCTCTGCTGGTGAAACGACAAAGATTCTTCTGTCATCTACGCCACTTGGATACAATCATTTCTGGAAGTTCTGGAACGATGCAAAGAACGGTAGAAACGGCTTCATAACACTATTCATACCGTATTGGGAGATTCCTGGTCGCGACGAGAAGTGGGCTGAAGAGCAACGCAAGCTACTGGGCGATCTCAAGTATAATCAAGAAGTCTTATGTAACTTCTTGGGATCAAGTCTAACGCTAGTCAATGCTGATACGATTGCACAGTTGTCACCAATGCCACCAATTTACAGCAAAGATGGTCTCGATGTGTTTGAAGCTCCAGACAAGACACACTCTTATGTGATCGTAGCAGACACCGCTAAGGGCGTAGGCGGCGACTACTCTGCATTTTCAGTTGTTGATGTTACGTCAGTCCCATATAGAATGATAGCAAAGTATCGTGACAATCAAGTAAGTCCGATGCTCTATCCGTCAATTATTCAAAAAGTGGGCAAAGAATATAATGATGCTTATGTCATGCTTGAGATAAATTCTTCCGAACAAGTAGCACATATTCTACACGACGAATATGAATATGAGAACATCATTTATGTGACTAGAAACACTAAGAACGGTCAGATAGTTTCTGGTGGCTTTGGCGGTGGCAAAACTCAGCTAGGAGTAAACACAGACAAAAAAGTCAAGCGCATTGGATGTTTCAACTTCAAGACTTTGATGGAAGAAAAGAAGTTGTTTGTTCCTGACGCAGACACAATTGCAGAGATTTCGACTTTCATTGAACGAAAAAATTCATATGAAGCTGACGAAGGATATCACGATGACCTAGTGATGACGCTTGTTCTATTTTCGTGGCTGACGACAAATCCATACTTCAAAGAATTGTCTAATGTCAATCTAAGACAAATTATCTACGAAAAACGCATGCAAGCGATTGAAGATGAACTAACACCGTTCGGTTTTATAAATACCGGAAGTGAAGACGAAATTGAAATAGACGGTTCAGGTCAAGTTTGGAGCAAACAATCCAACGCTCAAGAATTTGATTTTTATAAATAATTGCACGTAAGAGTAAAAAATGATAATGAGTGAAGACACTAAATTCTTATAAACAAGGAGAAAAAACATGGCAGTAAATCTACTTTCACCAGGCGTGAAGATCACAGAAGCTGATCTAGTCACAACAGTTCCAGCTGCTGGTCCTGTCGTTGGCGCTTCAGTTGGTGATTTTCGCTGGGGTCCAATCAACGCACCAACTCTAGTTTCTAGCGAAGCTGATCTAGTAGCTAAGTTCGGTAAGCCAGACGGAACAACAATCGTTGACTTTCTAGTCGCAGCAAACTTCCTATCTTATTCTGGCGCAGAATACGTAGTTCGCGCAGCAAATACAGACGCAGCACTAAACGCAACAGCAGAAGCAACAACAGGTTCTGGCACAGCAGGAACTGGTCTTCTAGTTGAAAATGATGACGTTTATGACGCAGAAGTCGCTGATGGTTCAGCAGACGTTGGTCCATGGATCGCTAAGTATGCTGGCTCACTAGGAAACTCACTAAAAGTTTCAGTTTGCCCAAGCGCAGCCGCATGGTCCAAAACACTAACAGGCACATGGGACGTAACAGTAGCATCTAACACAGCAACATCAACAGCGGGCGCTGCTGACGATGAACTAGCTGTTGGCGATACAGTTGTTATTGGCGGAAATACACTAGTTGTTGCTAGCGTAACTGATGCAAATACAATCGTTTTCACATCAGATGCAACAGAAAACGTAACTGGCGGAACAGCAAACGCAGAATGGGCATACACAGACTTGTTTGATGCTGCACCAGGAACATCACTTTCAGCAGAACTAAAAGGCGCTTCAGCAGACGAAATGCACATCGTCGTTATTGACGAAGATGGTCTATTCTCTGGCACAAAGGGAACAGTTCTAGAAAAGTTTGCTGGCGTTTCAAAGGGCTCTGACGCACGTAGCACAGACGGCGCTTCTAACTATTACAAAGATGTCATCAATGTTCGTTCAAAGCATATTCGTTGGGCAGATCACGACGACATGGGTTCCAATTGGGGAACAGCACTAGTTAGCTCTGCTGGCGTTTCTACTGCATACACAGAAACAGCAAGTCGTCCTGGTACATACAGCCTATCAGGTGGTTTAGACGCTGCACCAACAGCAGGCAACAAGCAAGCTGGATTCGCTCTTCTAAACAACAAAGAAACATACGGCGACGTAACTGTTCTAATTGCTGGCGTAGCTAATACAGCTACAGTCAACGCAATGATCGCAATTGCTGAGTATCGCAAAGACTTGATGGTCACATTCTCACCAGAGTTTGATGACGTAGTAAACAATGCTGGCGGCGAGACTGACGCAGTAAATACATTTGCAAATACAATTACACGCAGCAACTACGCTATCATGGACTCTGGCTGGAAGTATCAGTATAACAAGTATGCTGACAACTACGTTTGGGTTCCACTAAACGCTGACGTTGCTGGATGCTTGGCAAGAGTTGATCAAGAGCGTGCATCATGGTTCTCACCAGCTGGCTATGCACAAGGTCGTATTCTAAATGCAGTCAAGCTAGCATGGAATCCAGACCAAAACGCTCGTGACGCACTCTACAAGAATGCAGTAAACCCAGTCATCAATCAGCCAGGTCGCGGCACAATCTTGTTCGGCGACAAGACATTCACAACAAGACCAGGTTCATTCAGCAGAATCAATGTTCGTCGTCTATTCATCACTCTAGAAAAGAGCATCGGCGCACTAGCTGCTGATCTACTATTCGAACAGAATGATGACGCAACAAGAGCTGGCTTTGTGAATACAGTTGAGCCATATCTACGCAGCGTCGTCGCTCAGCGTGGTATTGCACAATTCGTTGTAGTTTGCAATGAGACAAATAACCCAGAAGATATCGTAAATGCTAACTCATTTGTCGCAGACATCTATGTTAGACCAGTATCTTCAATCAACTTCATTCAGTTGAACTTCGTCTCAGTAGCAGGTGCAGCACAATTCGCAGCGATCGGCGGCTAATTCTGGCATAGTTCGGTAAAATGAGTGAGAGTGTTATTAGCACTCTCACTCAAACAACTAAAAGGAGAAAAATATGTCATTTAGCGTAAACGATCTAAGAACGGCAATGGGTTTGGGCGTTCGTCCAAATCTATTCAGAGTCACATTTGCGACTGGTTTTGTGGGAGCACAGAACAGCCAAGCATCAGTTTTAGTGAAGTCGGCAGCACTACCAGGAGACACAATCGGAATGATTGAAGTTCCACACATGGGTGGTCGCAGACTAAAAGTTGCTGGTGATCGCACATTTGCTGACTGGACAATGACTGTTCTAAACGATAAAGACTATACTGTGAGAAAAGCACTAGAAACTTATCAAAATAAGTTTGTTGACATTGACTACACAAAGACAACGGTTGGAACAAGAATTGCTAACGGTGCTCCAGCAGCATTGACAGTCATTACAGTTGAGCAGCTAGACACAAACGGAAGTGCAACACTAAGAACTTATAAGTTGAATAACTGTTTCGTAACCGAAATTTCAGCAATTGATCTTTCATACGATAGCAGCGACGCAATTGAAGAGTACACAGTGAACTGGACTTATGATTACTTCACAGTATCTTAATACTATAAATAATACATAAGGAGGTTCAAAATGGCTATCTCAACAATTACAGCAATCACTTCTCAACTAAAGTCTGGTGCGCGCCCAAATCTATTTAATGTTGCAGTGACAGCTCCGGGTGGCGCAACTTCAACAACATTGCCAACAAATGCTAGTTTGCTCTGCAAAGCAGGTCAAGCTCCAGCATACACAATTGGCATGATTGAAGTTCCATTCAGAGGAAGAAGAATCAAGCTACCGGGTGATCGCACATTCGCAGAATGGACTGCGACATTCATCGTCGATGAAGGATACAAAGTAAGAAAATACTTTGAAGAGTGGGCAAACTTTGTCAAAGCAAGAGACTTCACTTCTGGCGCAAACAGAACAGTCGCTGGAAACAACGTTGGCTACTACGGCACTATTGACGTCATTCAACTAAGTGACGACAATAAAGCAGTGAGAACATATTCTTTGAAAGATGTGTTCCCAACAGACGTAGCTCAGATTGATGTCTCTTATGACACGACTGATGCTATCATGGAATTCAGTGTCACTTTCCAGTATCACTACTTCACAGTAAAGTAAATTGAAGTATTTCGCAACGACTAAATAGTTGCGTAATAGTTTTCAACAAAAAGGGGCTATTACGCCCCTTTTCTTTTTTGTCAACAAGGACTTCACATGGCTATTCGTTTATTTGGTTACAAGATCGGCAAAGACGACACAGAAAAAGATGATCTAAAATCTTTCGTTCCTCCAGCAGATGACGAAGGCGCTGTGTCAGTCATGGGCGGCGGCGTCTACGGAACATACGTTGATCTTGAAGGTCAGATTAGAAACGACGCAGAACTAATCAAAAAATACAGAGAGATGTCTCAGCAAGCTGAATGCGATGCAGCAATTGACGATATTGTCAATGAAGCAATCGTATATCAAGAAGATGACTATCCTGTGCAGATCAATCTTGAAAAGCTAGAGCAGCCAGAATCTATCAAAAAGAAAATTAGTGATGAGTATTACTATCTACTAAAGCTGTTGGACTTCAATAATCAGAGTTATGACATTTTCCGTCGCTGGTACGTTGATGGAAGACTATTCTATCACATGATGATTGATGACAAAACACCAAGAGCTGGATTGAAAGAGATTCGTTACGTTGATCCAAGAAAGATCAGAAAAGTAAGAGAGATCAATAAGAGCAAGCCTCCAGTTGGAACTGGTGCACAGTCACTAGAGAATATTCAACAGAAACCGCTTGAATATTATGTGTTTTCAGAACAAGGATTCGCAAGAGACAATTCGCAAGGATTGAAAATTTCTCCAGACGCAATTTGCTATGTTCACTCTGGCATCACAGACAAAGACGGTAAAGTCATCGTATCTCATTTGCATAAAGCAATCAAGCCGATGAATCAATTGAGAATGCTTGAAGATGCGACAGTCATTTACAGATTGTCTAGAGCACCTGAGAGAAGAATTTTCTACATTGACGTTGGTAACTTGCCAAAGATCAAAGCTGAACAGTATCTTCGTGACATCATGCAAAAGTACAAGAACAAGCTAGTTTACGATGCGCAGACTGGTGAAATTCGTGATGATCGCAGATTTCAGACTATGCTTGAAGATTTCTGGCTACCTCGTCGCGAAGGTGGAAAAGGAACAGAGATCACGACACTTCCAGCTGGCCAGAACTTAGGCGAAATTGAAGACGTTCTTTACTTCCAGAAGAAGCTATACAAGGCGCTAAATGTTCCAGTTTCACGTTTAGAATCAGACACCGGGTTCTCTCTTGGTCGATCATCAGAAATCACTCGCGACGAATTGAAGTTCACTAAGTTCGTTCAAAGACTTAGACTTAGATTCTCACACTTGTTTGACAGACTTCTTGAGACACAACTTCTGCTAAAGGGAATTTGCACTCGCCAAGAATGGCAACAGATGCGCGAACAAATCAACTACGATTTCGTCGGTGATCAATACTTCAGTGAGTTCAAAGAAGCTGAGATCATGAAAGAGCGCATCGCGATTCTTACAGACATTGATCAGTTCGTTGGCAAGTATATCTCACGTAACTTTGTTCGCACTAAAATTTTGCGTCAAACTGAAGATGACATCAAGCAAATTGATCAAGAGATGAAAGAAGAGTTGCCACTTGAAGAAGCTGATGCTGAAGCTGAAGCAGCAAATCAAATGCCACCTCCGCCACCTCCACCTCCAGCAGCTAAGATCGTGATTCAGAAAGAAGAACTTCGCGACGTAGATGACACAGATCAAAAAGAGCTAGCGAAGTCGATGACAAAGTTTTTTGATGTGTTGACTGAAGAAACGAAGAATGACAAGTAAGATATTAGATGACGCTATCAATTTAGCAACGTCAATAGCGTATACTAAACGCGAGATTGGCAAGCTAAGAGATGTCATCGAAGAGCTAAAAACTACTCAGCAAGACAAGCTGATTGTTGAGTACGTTGAAGGTCCTCGTGGTGAGCAAGGACCTCGTGGCATGCCTGGCTTGAGAGGCGACACAGGAGAACGAGGTCTTATTGGCGAACAAGGACCACAAGGCGAACAAGGTATTCAGGGAATTCAAGGCGAACAAGGTATTCAAGGACCAGTAGGTCCACAAGGCGAACAAGGCATTCAAGGCGAACGCGGAGAAAAGGGCGAAAAAGGTGACAAAGGCGACACTGGAGAACGCGGCGAAAAAGGCGACAAAGGAGAGAAGGGTGATCCTGGCATTCAGGGTCCTGTTGGCGCTGTCGGTCCTAAAGGCGAGAAGGGTGACAAGGGCGACAAAGGCGAGAAGGGCGACACTGGAGCACAAGGAAAACAAGGCGCTAAAGGTTCTAAAGGCGACAAGGGTGACAAAGGTGATCAAGGACCTATGGGACCGGCTGGTCTTCCTGGCACGAAAGGTGACACGGGCGAAGTAGGGCCACAAGGTCCAGCTGGCGTAAACGGCAAAGACGGCAAGACTCCAGATGTCAAGCCGTTCATCGAGCAGATCAGCGAACACTACAAGAAACTTCAGTCTGCATTGATCACTAAAGTGAACATGGCTATCACTAATCTTGGTGGTGGCGGTGGCAGCGGCGGTGGTTCTGTCAACATTCTTGACAACGATGACGTCGAATTCGCTCAACTGTCTTCAGTCTCAAACAACGCAATTCTAATATTTGACTCAACTAAGAAGAAGTTCATTGTTCGCGATCTAGTAGAGTTCATAAATAGTGTACAAACAGGAGTAGAAGTGCAGTACAACAAACTCATTGATGTATCTGGCGATTACACTTACATTGGTGAAGCAGTACCAGGCACATCTCAATCAGCATCAACTTGGCGCATCAAGCGTGTAGAGCAAATAGGACCAGACTACAACATTCTATGGGCAAGTGGCTCAGCAGAATTTGATAAAGTCTGGAACGATAGAACAACTTATACTTACTTCTAAGGATTATCATGATAAAGATAGCAGGTCTATGGGAACTAGGATGGAACACACCCATAAAAGAAGTAGAACAGTGGGAGTTTCCTCTTCGTGATTACGGCGTAGATGAATTCATTATGAGTCCAGTATCTGGAATTTCAAATAATGCGGTAAAAGAAGTTCCTGATATGGAGGCATTTTTAATAGATCAGAGGTCGCAAGGCTATTCAATTGTATTCGTTGATGAAAATGCGCCAGCTACGCTATCAGAATTTGATCATCCAGTTGACAATGTTGTATATGTTTTTGGAAAAGCGTCTCTAAGTCCCATGATAGCTTTTAGTAAGCCAGAAGACAAATCTATAAAAATACCAACCAAGAGCAACTTAGGACTACTTTGGCCACATCAAGTTGCTGTGCTAATACTAAATGACAGATTTGTGAAAGGTCTATAAATGGCTGTAATTATAACAGACCATAGAACGGTTATAAATGAAGCCGATTCGACAACTGGATGGACTGGCGTAAACTCGTTGTTTACGTCTAACCCAGATCCTGTTGAATCAACAGGTTGTTTAGGTAGTGTGATTTCAACAACTACTTCTGATGTTTATTTCACAATCACTGCTACAGATTATTCAGACGACATTATCTACATATGGACAAGACCATTCGGTACAATGGATACATTGACTAACGGTGGAATTGGCGTTTATCTGAGTGACGGAACTAATAGCGTTTCTTTTCACATTGCAGGAAGCGACTCGTCTTCTTTTAGATATAACGAGGGTCCAGTTGAATGGCAATGTGTAGCTATAGATACAACAGCTTTACCAACTTTATTGACTAATAGAGGCGGAACTCCAGCTAACTTGAACTTGGCATCAATCACTAGAGTAGGAATAACATACAAAACTCTACAAAAAGCTCTCGGTGGCGTATCTAACTGCTTCACCGACATTATGAGATACTTTACTCCTGGCGCAAATGATAACTGCGCAATTACTGTATCTGGCGGAACTAGCGTAGATCCGGGCAACTTTCTTCAATTAGCTCTCGCAGATAGAGGCACGGGAGATTTACAAGCATACGGAGTATTTCACAGACTTGCGACTAGCTCATACGGTATTCAAGCTCCTATACGATTTGGCGATACTGGCACAGGATCAAGTTGGTTCGAAGATTTCAATTCGACTGTAGTTTTCGAAGCTAGAGATTTCGCAACTACTAGATATAAAATTTTTATCACCGACAACGGAGTAGGCACAACAACTTTCAAATTAGGAAATAAAGTAGGAACAGGAACAACATCAACAGGATCAGACGGATGTAATATTATCGTTCCTTCTGGCGTTGGTGCAGAATTTGACAGCCAAACAAATACTAATGTAACTGACGTTTTCTTGTATGGATCATTCTTCTCTGGATTCACGAACGGATTCAAGATGAGAACAAGTCAAGAATTTATAGATTCGACATTGACTTTATCGGGAACATTCTCTCCTAAAGGCGCATTAGTATATAACAGCACAGTTTCATCACCATCAGCGAACGTTGGAATGATTATTGATTCTCCGAGTGAAGTTTCTAATGTAGTGAACTCTTTATTTTCTGGTTGCAATAACGCAATTGAAATCACTGCGGCTGGAGAATATGATTTTGATAATCTAACATTCATTGGCAATACGTATGACATATTGAATTCTTCAACTGGAACAGTTACTATCAATGCTCTCAATGGAACAAATGTATCTACTTTCATAAACACGAACGGTGGATCTACAGTAATCAATAATGCAAAGACATTTACAATAACTAACGTAGCCGCAAATACTGAAATTAGAATTCTCAGACAGTCGGACTTAGTTGAACTTGCTGGCGCTGAAGATGTGGGCAATACAACACCAGGAACATTCAATACAGTCATAGCAACAGATCCAGTAAACTCAGGAAGATATACAGTTAGTTACACATATTCTTATTCAGCAGATATCGACGTATTTGTTGTAGCGCATAGCTTGTCTTTCCAGTGGTTGAGATCAAAAGCAACACTTTCAGACACTAATTCATCATTGCAAATATCTCAATTGTCAGATAGACAATATCAGAATCCATAAAAGCATAAATAGTAAATAGTCTCGCGGGCTAAAATAAAAACAAAAAGGAGAACAGAGCCATGGCACAGTTTTTATCAGCAAACGTAATTTCAGATCCAGACTTCTTGTCTGCGTCTATTAAATTGTCAACAGAAACAAGAACAGCAGGAGATGAAGTATTCATCGACACAACAACTAAAAAAATCAGTCTTCACGTTGACGGAGCACTTGAGATTCACGGAGTAACTCTCAAGTGCTTGTATTCATTCTTGAAAGAAGAATGGAAAAGCAACGCTAACTTGATTCAGTTCCCATTCCCAATGACTCCAATTACTGACGAACAGTTTGAATTTTTCAACGGTTGGAATCTAGCGAACACAGATATTGAATCCGCTAATACTGGAGGACTTGTTCTTTATACTCCAGAGCTAATTCGTACTGGTGGATGGGCTGTAAAGAGCTACAATCCAGCAACAGATACAAACGGCAACGACACCGAGCGTTGGGCATCAGTCATTTCACTAGGATCACTCGGCGAAACTGACCAAGTCTACTATCAACAGACAGATACAGTTACTTCACTAGCTACAACAGCGAATTTCAAATTGACTGGCGCAGTCAATCAAGCTGTTCAATACTATAGCGACACAAACGGAGATGGAACAGCAGACTATGATTATAGTTCTTATCTAAGACTATTCGTTCGCGAGTGGGCTAAGACTTATGCATCTTCAGCACTAACTGACATCGGTGTTACATCACTAAACTATCAAGCGTATCGTTTCCCACTAACAAACAGTGCAGACTCAAAGATTACTGGTATTACTGGTCTGACAGAAGCTGACGCAAACGGCGCTGCTGCTCCATACAATAACATGAGCATCACATGGTATACTGTTGGTCAAGAGTTTACTGGATTCACGGCAGCATCTTCTAACGCCGGTTCAGCATTCTTCGAAGTTATCATTGACGCTGACGTAGGAAGCACTCAAGATCCAAACCCAAGTGCTGAACAAATCTACGCATTTATTCAAGCTAAATTGAGACTAGAAACAAACATCAACTTCGGTGATGGAAACAATGGAACAACAACAGACGTCAAGTTAGGTAAAATTGTTCCAGAAAAACTACGCTTCGTCGGTGATGATTTGTTCACTCTAGGTCAAACTTCGCTATCAGAAGGTGTCTACATTGACAACTATCGTGTAACTGATAAAAACAGACTACACTTCTGGGGTTACGAAACATCAACTGGTGGAACAGAATACACAAACATTCAGTTCCCATTCGCCGCTGCATTGACAATCAACTTCGGTGAAAACTTGCAGACAGATAATGCGGCTGAATATTGGGTCTTCTTCACAAACGATGACGCTGGATCTAATTTGGGAAGAGATTTCGGAACAGCAAATGCTATTATCGTTCAGACAAATACACTGACTGATATGCAAGGCGCTGCGAACGTTGTGTCTGTAACACTAGAATATGATTATGATGGAAATATTCAACGCGGCGCAGGATCAAACAATACTCCAGTTCCAATCACTGTTGTTGCTATCGGTCTAGATAAAGCTCAGTATGTTAAGTCAACAACTACAATTTTGAGAACTGTTACTAACTCAGTATCTCTAGTTTCTCCTCTAGAAAGAAACTACGCAAACCCATAATATTATTTTTGATCAGGAGATTATGACATGAAATATGCAAGAGCTGATGTGAGATACAATTGTTTCCTTGTGAGTAAGGGCAAAGCTCCTAAAAACAAGGAAATAATTGAACAAGTTGAAAATCAAATGGGTAATTATGCATGGGGTGAATTTACTGATAAGTGGGACGTATACGTAACAAATAATCAGATAAAGGTTGTTCCGTGCATAAAAGACATAGGCAAAGTTGCTGAAATTTGTTCTTATAAGTATGTTGCAGCAAAGAATAATATTGAAATGGAAAAACTAAACGATGAAGAAGAAGCAATTATAGAAATGATTGAGTCTCAGTTTTTAGATGGCAAAATGACATGGAAAAACTACAGACAATCATGGGGCGTAACTTGGAATCAAGAACGAAATCGCGTAGAAACTTACTTGATGAATTTGCCAGAATCGCAAATAAAAGTGACTGAAGAAATGATTCAAAAAGTTCTTGATCGCGGCACTGCGGCTTCTGAAACTTTGCTATCAGAAGTAAAGATCAAATTCAAAGACACTAAAAAAGAGTAAAAACACATGGCTGGAGAACGTAATTATCTAAGAATTCCACCAGATAGCACTGGTAAGCGCGTTCGCTTAGTTCACGGCGCACAGATATCATACACTGGAAAAACTAATGGATACACATGGAAACTAGATAGAGAAGATTATTCTTTTGGCGCTGGTTGGAAATTTCACGTTCACAGCGTGTATGAATCCACGATAACATCTGGCTTACTTGATGTTAGTTATAGTAGGGATGAACTATACGCCGGTACTACACCAACAGTTGGTGACACTATTCTTGATCCTGATACAGGAGCAGCGATTGCCACAGTATCAGCAGCAGTGGACTTATGGAACAACGCTACTAACATCGTTGGATATGAAAATCCAGAATTTGGTCTTAACGTAGATGACACTGGTTCTGCTAATGTAAGATTCGCAGAAGGATTGCCGCAGTTAGATGCTTTTGGCAAATTAAGAACAAGCGGCGTTACTATTCTAGGTGATTATGTATTCTCTGACAACCCATTAGTTCAAGACTTCACACAGACAAAGTGGGGGTTAGGTGTTTCAGGAGCAATTGATCCAGTTCGTAAAGGACTATTAGTAACAACTCCAGGATCAGTCACTGCAACCGGTTTAGACAGTCAATCTACTGCGTATAGATTTACTTATACATCAAATACGTATCATCATTACTTTCCTGGATTCTCACACTTAATTATGATGACTGTTGCTCTCAATAACGAGGGCGAAGATGGAGTCATGCGCGAGTGGGGCTACATGGATGATGACAACGGCTACTTTTTCCGTTCAAGTAGAGCACCTACACCCGGTACGAATGAACTAACTCTAGAATTTGTTATTCGTTCTTCAGCAACTGGGTCTCTTACAGAAACAGTCATTGGTCGAAATGAAACCAAATACTACGTCAATGGTGTCTTATCAAGCACAACAGGGTCTATTTGGAATGGTGATCTAGTTGACGGTACTGATAATAGTGGAAAAAATTTACGATTAGTAGATGATAACATTTATTGGATCGATATTCAGTGGCTGGGTGCTGGTCGAGTAAGATTTGGAACATACCATAAAGGTCAGCGTGTCGTTATACATGAACACTACAATGACACTAACAATGGATTCCCACACTCACAGACTGGCTCATTGCCAATAAGAATTAATCAATACTGTATTCCTGGAGTAGCAGTAGCAAATTCAGCATCAATGAGAGTCTGGTGCGCTGCTGTTAGCACAGAGGCAAATATTGACTTAACTGCAAGAGGTTCAGGTGATCTTGAATCATTTGAAGTTGAATTCAGTTATGACAACATTAATGACTGGAAGGGACTATCTGAACCTGTTTCTGGCAAGCAAGACAGAGTTGGCGTAATGAAGACTGGCGTAACAACTACTGGCACCGCAATGACAGTGCCAAATGTTACTGGAATTAAGCCGGGATTTAGAGTTCACATTACAGCACAGAATGGTGGATCTGGTGTAATCTCAATGGACAATATTGTTACTGTGCTGGAGATCACTAACTCAACCACTATAAAGTTAAATAAAGCACCTGATGTCAACCTAACAGGTGAAGAGACAGTAATGTTCCACTTAAACGTGGATCATGAGTATCACTTAATTGGTATACTTGCACCAGTAATCAATAGAGGACCACAGACATCAGTAAAGAATCGCACACTGTATCTGCCCAAGTTACTACAAACTATGGCATATCATAAGAATACAGGTGCCGATGGTTTCTGCGAACTTGAAATTTACGTTCAGCCAATTATCTCTGGTAATAATGTTGCTATTACAAGAGCGAGAACAAACAGTGATGCTCTTCTAAAACTAGTTGACGAAAATAATGGTTATGGTGGTGTTATGTCATATGAAAATGACGGCAGAGCAAATTATTTCGGTGGCGGTTTCCATAACTCAATTACGTTTGTTAAGGGTCATTCAGAGTCAACATCTCTATCTGACCAGTATGCTAACTTCCAAAGTGGTGCGTTCAAGTTACCAGCAGACAATGGTGGAAATAACAGATGCCCAGTTTTGAGAGTGTATCAGTCACCAGCAGCAGGCGTGCCAACTGTAATACAGATCAATACTCCACCTACTGGAGTAAACTTTACAAGACATCGTGAGAATAATACTTCATTAACGTTTGAAAACATTCCAGGTGCTATAGGTAGTGATGCAACTTATGGTATAAATGGCAAGTCATTCTACGTTCGTCACTTAGACTTGGATAAACTTGAATTATACCAAGATGAACTATTCCAAACACCATTTGATACGTCTGGTTTAAGCAACGTTTCTAATACACCAAATGCCGTCACAGATGGTGGATATACTTGGAATGCCACTGGTGGATTTATTATCTCTGGATACGGTGATAGCTTATACTTTGCTGTAGTAGCAAAGCCAATTGGACCTAGCGCAAACTCAACATTTGTCAGCACAAATGGTCCATTAGTTGTTCATTTCAAGTTAACATGGAATGAGATAATTCAGTAATATGTCTTGGGCTGCACTCAACTACGGCTTTTGGGAATTCTGGGAATCATATGATCCAGCTAATGGATTTTATGGTTCTCAGAAAGTAACTTTTGATGGAGAAAATAAGCTGATATACATAAATCCAGGGGAAACAAACGTTTTTGTGAAAGACGACATTTACTCTGGATGGAAAGAGTGGGTTCAAGTTCGCGAAAACGCTAAGTTCTTAGATGCTATCAGAACAACGGGTGGAGATCCAGTGGGCGGTGGACTGTTCTCTGGCGACATCTACTTCATGATCAATGGATGGAAAATTGTAATTCAGAGTCAAGTCACTGTCACTGGAATCATATACGATGAGACACCTGGAGTGTCTCCGTTCATTGTTCAGCCTGGCGGTGGTGTCATCAACGTCGTGAGTAACCTCGCATACGCATACAGTCAAACTTCTGGCTCTACACCACCAACTGTACAAGAGATCAGACAAGAGATGGATTCTAACTCAACTAAACTTAGCTCTATTGATACTAAAGTCAATACATTGCCAACAGCGGAACAGATCAGAACTGAAATTGATACGAATTCTACGAAGTTGCAAGAAATTTCAACGAAGCAAGATCAAGCTCTCACGAAGGGAGACTTCATTGCACTTCAATAATCGTTTTTTATAAATAGGAGATATTATGTCAGATACAGCATTACATGCAATCAAATCTGCACTTGACAACAACGCAGCAGAATTTAAAGACGCAATTGTAGATATGTTAGGCACTAAAGTGCAATCAGCTCTACAGTTACAAAAAACAAAATATGCAAATTCATATTTCTCGGATGAAGTAGCATCTGAAGAAGATGAAGAACAAGAGGACCAAGAAGGAACTACAGATGATTAAGTTCAAAGAGTTTTTGGAGATTGAAATCTCTGAAGCTGATTTTTCAAAAGCGCAAACAACATCAACTAAGAATGCACACGCATTAATCAAAGAAAAGATGAAAAACGAAGATCATCAAGATGCTTTGATGTCTTTGTATGATGATTTAAATGAAGAGAATCAGCAGTTGTTTGAAGAAATGCTTGAAGCTGACATTGAAAAGTTGCTTGAATTTGCACTATCACGAATCGGAGAGTAATGAATCATGGCTGACACAGTAACAACGCAAGTTTTGAAAGATCATGCAAGAGGATATGCAGTCAAGTTCACTAACTTTTCTGACGGAACAGGCGAATCAAATGTAGTCAAAATTGATGCGTCAACACTAACAGCAGCCAATGACGACGGATCAGAGAGATTGTCTATCACTAAACTTTTCTGGTCTATTGGTTCTGGAACAAGCGCAACAATGTCACCAAGAATCACGCTAAAGTGGTTCGGAGCAGCAGCAAATACAACAATTGTCACATTGACTGGTTCTGGATTCTGGGACTTAACAAGCGCTGGTCAAGCACCACTAACAAATAATGCTACAAATCCTAATGGCGACATTCTACTTTCTACTGAAGGTTTCACTGCAAACGCAGCATACACTCTCATCGTAGAAGGTCACAAAACTGCTGGCTACACTAGCAGAGAAACAACAGACGATGGCGTCTCGCCATAATACATTGCGGAGAACAACTAACATGAGACTAATCACAGAAGTCAACGAAGAGATCAAGTTCATTACTGAAGCTAGAGAAGACGGCAAGAAAAGTCTCTACATTGAAGGCGTTTACATGCAATCAGAGCGTCCAAACAGAAATGGACGCATGTATCGCTTTGAAACTCTAAACAGAGAAGCACAAAGATATATCACTGAATACGTGCAAAAAGGTCGCGCATTCGGTGAACTTGGTCATCCACAAGGACCAACAATCAATCTAGAGCGTTCAGCTATTTTGATCAAAGACCTTCGTGCAGAAGGAACAGACTTCTATGGTAAGTCTAAAGTTCTAGACACACCTTACGGAAACATCGTAAAGAATCTAATCGACGAAGGCGCAACACTCGGCGTGTCTACCCGTGGAATGGGAAGTCTAAAAGAAGGCAAAGATGGAGTAAAGATCGTAGATGACGATTTCTATCTTGCGACTGCCGCCGATGTTGTAGCAGATCCTTCTGCACCAGATGCATTTGTTCGTGGAATTATGGAAAATAAAGAGTGGGTCAATATCAACGGAGTCTGGACAGAACGACATATTGACGTAGCAAAAGCACTGATCAAAAAGACGTCTTCTAAAAATCTTGAAGAAGCGAAGATTAGAGTGTTTGAATCTTTCATCAAACAACTATAATTTTCCAAGTTATAAATACATAACACTGACTCACACAAAAAGGAGAACTCCCATGGGCATTGAAGAAAAACAAACAGAAGTTCTAGACGAGAAGAAAGTCGGTCTTTCAGAAGACGTAGATACTCTTTTCGCAGGTGAAGAACTATCTGAAGAATTCAAAAACAAAGCAAAAGCAATTTTTGAAGCAGCAGTAGCAGCAAAGATTGAAGAGCAGACAGCATCACTAGAAGAGCAGTTCAATCAGAAACTAGAAGAGCAAACAACTCAGTTTGCAGAATCACTAGTTGACAAGATCGATGAATATCTAGAGTATGTTGTTGAGAATTGGATGGAAGAAAATAAAGTCGCTATCGAAAAAGCTCTAAAGGTTGAGATGGCAGAAGACTTTATGGTTGGTCTAAAGAATCTATTCACCGAGCACTACATTGATCTTCCAGAAGAGAAGGTTGACGTAATCGAAGGCTACGAAGAACAAATGACTCGCATTAAGCGCGAACTTGATGAAGCAATTGCAGCTAAAGCAGAACTGGCAGAATCTGTAGTTGAATTCAAAAAAGAAAAGATTGCACAAGAAGTTTCAGAGGGTCTCTCTGAAGTTCAATCTGCAAAATTGAAGTCCCTAGCTGAGCACATTGAATTTGTATCAGAAGAGGACTACACAGAGAAACTTCAACTTACAAAGAAGAAGTATTTTGATGTAAAGGAAGAAGAGACCGTTTCTGAGTCTAAGGGTCTTGATTCTGTAGAAAATCTGGATGAAGCATTCTCACCTGTTATGAGTCGCTATGTTCAGAACCTTTCCAGAATTGTGAAAAAATAACTTTTTATAAATAACAACAGAGTTTCCAAAATACTCAACAAGGAGAAAAACTTATGTCACAAATCGAATCACTAGTAAAGAAATGGGCTCCAATCATTGAACATGCTGATCTACCAGCAATCAAGGACGCTCATCGCAAGGCAGTAACAGCACAGCTATTGGAAAACCAAGAGCTAGACCTTCGTGTCAATACTTCTGGCGGATATCAAGCACCAACAAGTTTGCTATCAGAAGCAGCACCAACAAATAACTTCGGTGCATCTTCTTCAACAGCAGGCACAGGTGGTATCGACACATACGATCCAATTCTAATCAGCCTAGTTCGTCGCGCAATGCCAAATTTGATCGCTTACGATCTATGCGGCGTTCAGCCAATGAACGGACCAACAGGTCTAATCTTCGCAATGCGTTCTAACTACAGACAGCAGCGCGGAACAGAAGCTCTATTCAACGAAGCTAATACAGCATTCTCTGGAACAAACAACACTAACTCATTCGGCCAGTCACAAACTGGTGCATCTCCAGTTGTCGCTGACGTAGCTAACAACTACACATACGGCACAGGCATGTCAACAGCGCAAGCTGAAGCACTAGGCGATGATGCTAATAACCAGTTCCAAGAAATGGCATTCCAGATCGACAAGATTGCCGTAACAGCTAAGAGCCGCGCTCTAAAGGCTGAGTACACAATGGAACTAGCACAAGACTTGAAGGCTATCCACGGTCTAGACGCAGAGCAAGAGCTAGCAAACATTCTATCTACAGAAATTCTAGCTGAAATCAACCGCGAAGTTATCCGTACAATCAACGCAACAGCATCCGCTGGCGCACAAGAGAACGTTGCAACACTAGGCACATTCGACCTAGACGTTGACGCTAACGGTCGCTGGTCAGTTGAGAAGTTCAAGGGCTTGATGTTCCAACTAGAGCGTGAGTCTAATGCACTAGCTAAGGCAACACGTCGTGGCAAGGGCAACGTCATGATTTGCTCATCTGATGTCGCATCCGCACTACAGATGGCAGGTGTTCTAGACTATACTCCAGCTCTAGCAAATAACCTACAAGTTGACGACACTGGCAACACATTCGCTGGCGTTCTAAACGGTCGCATCAAGGTCTACATCGACCCATACTTCGCAGCATCATCTGGCATTCACTACGCTACAATGGGCTACAAGGGCACATCAGCATTCGACGCTGGCTTGTTCTACTGCCCATACGTTCCACTACAGATGGTTCGTGCAGTTGGTCAGGATACATTCCAGCCAAAGATCGCGTTCAAGACACGTTATGGCATGGTTGCAAACCCATTTGCAACATCTGCTGCTGACGGCGTTGTTGCATTCGCGAACAAAAATATCTATTACAGAAAGTTTGCAATTGCAAATCTAATGTAATTTATTGAGCCGACGAAGATCGGACTTTCAGAGGGGCTCTTCGGAGCCCCTTTTTTTGTCACATAAATAGTGCATAAGACACATAAGGCTCGATTAATATGACACCAAATCCATCAAATAGAAGTTTTCTGTCAAACAACAAATATGAGTTAGTTATCAATAGACTACCTAACGTTGTTTTCTTTTTGCAGGCATTGAATCTGCCTAACATCACGCTGTCAAATGTGATCACACCAACTCCTTTTGTTGAATTGAAGAAGCCTGGCAATCAATTGCGCTATGAAGACTTGACTGTCAATTATATTCTTGATGAAGACATGCAAGCATGGTTCGAGATATACAACTGGATGATGGGTCTTGCTAATCCAGAGACGACAAACAAGACAGGCACACTCACAAAAACACCAGGTAAAGTGAACAGTATAACTTCTGATATGTCTATTCTGATCAAGACTAATGCGAACAACTCAAATATAAAAGTAACTTTCTATGATGCATTCCCTACTGATCTAGGCGGTGTTCAATTGACGTCTACTGAAGGGCAAGATTTTCTCACTTCTACAATCACATTCACATATAATTATTATAAAGTAGAGAAGATTTGACATAATCTTCATTATCTGATATAATGATTTATTTTACGTAATGAGGTTTGTAATGACACTTGACCAGATCATTGAAGAGTGGAGAAAAGATTCTAGCATTGATTCCACTGAGTTAGGCAAAGAGTCACTGAAGATTCCTCAACTTCATAGCAAATACATGAAGCTGTATTTTGAAGAACGGCAAAAGATGCGAGGTCACGAATTCAAGAAGAAAGAGATTGTTCTGAAGAAATACGAATATTTCAACGGAAGAATGTCTAGAGAAGAACTTGAAGATGCTGGTTGGGAGCCATTTGTCAAGAAGTTGATGAAGAATGAAGTTGATATGTATATCGACTCAGACTCAGATATCATCAATATCAACATGCGTATTACTGCGCAATCAGAAAAGATTGATTTCTTAGAAGAAGTCTTGAAGAATCTCAATCAAAGAAACTATCAAATACGCAACGCCATTGAATGGCAAAAATTCACAAATGGCGTCAACTGACATAGTAATTCAAAAAGTCAATGAAGTCTATATTAGACTTCTATGCGACGCTGGGCTAGCAATGGAACTAAGTGAATTCTTTACGTTTTACATACCAAACTATAAATTTATGCCGGCATTCAAAAACAAAATTTGGGACGGCAAGATTCGCTTGTTCAACACTCAGAACAGAACTCTCTACACTGGGCTAATGTCTTATGTTGAGAAGTTCTGTAAAGAGCGTGACTATACGTATGAATGTGAAGATGAACTTTTAGTAGCTGATGAACTGTCACTTGATGAAGCGCAAACGTTCGTAGATACGCTAGGCATACCATTTCAACCTAGAGAGTATCAACTAAAAGCATTCACACATGCTATCAGAAATAGACGTGGTTTGTTACTCTCACCAACAGCATCTGGAAAGTCACTGATCATCTACTTGATCACTCGATATGTTGAAAGTAAGACACTTATCATTGTTCCTACAATATCACTAGTAGCTCAGCTATTCAAAGACTTTGAAGACTATGGGTTTGATAGCAACGAAAATGTACACAAAATCATTGCAGGAGCAACGAAGACTACTGATAAGCAAATTGTAATTTCAACATGGCAATCTATCTACAAGATGCCGCGCGAATGGTTTCAGCAATTCTCTCTCGTGATTGGTGACGAAGCACACTTATTCAAAGCTCAGTCACTCACATCAATTCTCGTCAATATGATTGACTGCAAATACAGATTCGGTCTCACCGGCACACTTGACGGCACACAGACACACAGATTAGTTCTCGAAGGCTTGTTCGGCAAAGTCAAGCAAATCACGACAACAAAAGACTTGATAGATGCTGGCAATCTAGCAAAGTTCAAGATCAAAGCACTGTTGCTAAAATATGACGAAGATACGTGCAAGCATGTAAAATCTATGAAGTATCAAGACGAGATCGACTTTCTAGTCACACATCAAGCTCGGAACAAGTTCATCAAAAACTTAGCTCTCAGTCTCAAAGGCAACACACTTGTTCTGTTCCAACTAGTAGAAAAGCATGGCGAAGTTCTACATCGCATGATCAGTGAAGCTACGGCTGAAGATCGGCAAGTGTTCTTCATTCATGGTGGCGTAGACATTGACTCGCGAGAAGATGTGCGTCGCATCACAGAAGAGGAAAAAGATGCTATAATTATAGCATCGTTTGGTACGTTTTCTACTGGAATAAATATCCGTAATCTACACAATGTGATTTTTGCTTCACCGAGCAAGAGCAAGATCAGAACCTTACAGTCTATTGGTCGTGGGCTAAGACTTGGCAAAGATAAAGAAATCGCTACGCTGTATGATATAGCGGACGATTTGACTCATAAATCGCACAAGAACTTCACTCTTGATCACTTTATGGAACGTATGAAAATCTATAACGAAGAGAAGTTTGACTACAAGATTTACACAATCAATTTGAAGGGATAAATATATGCATCAACCAATAGATTCAAGTGAAGTTGAGAAAGCTATTGCAGTTCTCAAAGTATCAAGTGGTGAACACATTATCGCAGTAATTCAAAATGAGACTAATAGTTTTTTAGATTTGATGCATCCATATCGAATTTGGACTTCAATGACTCAATCTGGTAATATCAGTATGACTATCGTCAAATGGGACATCTCTGTTGATGAGACTCATCCAATCAGAGTGTTCAAGTCTAATTTGATTTCTTGTGCTAAGCCAAACAATATTATGATATCAAACTACAAAGAAGCATTGACTAGTGTCTACGAAGAAGATGATGAAGAGTCTTCTACTGAAGAAGACTTAGATAAGATCGAATCAGCACTCAGTGAGATGATTCAACAATCATCTAAGAAAGATACTAAATTACACTAACCCTTTGAAGAGCCTACACAGCAACTGTATCACTGTGTCAAGTCAAAGTCAAGCAAAACCATGAAGAAAGTGAACACATGCCAGAATTAAAAGCAAAATCAAACCACTACGTAGACAATCAGACATTCCTAGCTCAGATGACTGAGTATAGAAAGACTGTCATTGAAGCAAAGGAAAAAGGCGTCGAGAAGCCTAGAGTTCCGAACTATATTGGTTTGTGTCTTTTCAAGATCGCAACACACTTGGCAAGAAAGCCCAACTTCGCAAACTACTCATTCAAAGAGGACATGATCTCTGACGGAGTAGAAAACTGTCTCATGTATATTGACAACTTCAATCCAGAGCGATCAACGAATCCGTTTGCATATTTTACGCAGATCATCTACTATGCGTTCCTACGGCGCATTCAGAAAGAAAAAAAGCAGATGTATGTGAAGTACAAATCGATGGAAAACGAGATCGTCACAACATTGACTGACTCAAACGCAGATGATATAATCACACAGAATATCAACGGAATGATTCACGATGCATATGCTGAAGAGTTCATCCGTGATTTCATTGAAGCGTTTGAAACGAATGAACGTAAGAAGTCTTCTGGTAAGAAGAAAAAGGTTGGTCTAATCAAATTCATGGAGGATGATGATGCAACACCAATTCCAGCAGAAAGCTGAAGAAGAGTCTGACATTGAAGTGAACACTCCTGTGCCGGTTCAACTTGAGAACTGGCTCAAAGTAGTAGCGAATAAGAAATCAAATTATGTGATGAAGAGTAACGCTATTATGCATTTGACAAACATCAGGAATTTGATTGATTATACACTTGGTCATGAAAGGAAAAGCAATGAAACTATGTCTTCTCGGCGACACTCACTTCGGAGCGAGAAACGATTCTAAGCACTTTCATGAATACTTTGAAGAGTTCTATTGCACACTATTTGATTTCTTAATCAAAGAAGACGTAAAGCACATTATTCAGCTAGGTGATCTATTTGATCGGCGCAAGTATGTCAACTTCTATACTCTAGCTGAGTCTAAGCGATATTTCTTTGATAAACTCAAAGAGTTCAATATTGAACTACATGCACTGATTGGCAATCACGACATCTTCTGGAAACACAGTCTAGACGTAAACTCACCTGAGCTTTTGCTGACGTCATATGACAATGTGCATATTTACAATAAAGCGCAAACTATTCATTTTGATGGGTTAGCGATTGATGTGATTCCTTGGATGTGTAATGACAATACTGAAGAGATCATGAAGTTTGTTGAGAAGTCTGTCTCACCAATCTGTGTTGGTCATTTTGAACTAGTTGGTTTTCCTATGATGAAGGGTGTAGAAAGTCATGAAGGTGTTGAGTCTAAATTTCTTGATCGATATGATCACGTTTATAGTGGGCACTATCACACTCGCTCTACTATTGGCAATGTCACGTATACCGGCACACCCTATGAGCTTGTTTGGAGTGACTATAAAGACGCAAAGGGTGTCTATCTTCTAGATACGCAGACGATGAAGGCTGAGTTCATTCAAAACAATAACCGGATGTTCTTCAAATTGCTGTATGATGACTCAAAGTCATCTATGGAAGATGTTCTGAAAACAGACTATAGCAGATTCAAAGACAAGTATGTAAAGATCGTTGTGCTGAATAAACAGAATCCATATATGTTTGACAAGATGCTTGATGAGATTTTCAAAGTTTCGCCGATCGATGTTTCAATCGTTGAAGATTTTACTGAGTTGAACACTAGCGGTGAAGACGTTGACGTCGATCAAGCTGAAGACACATTGACATCACTATATAATTTTATTGATCAACAATCACTTCAAGTAGAGTCTCCTAGACTGAAGAATATTATGCATGAGTTATACTTGGAAGCATTGTCATCGGAGAACGTTGAATGATTTTGTTTAAAACTGTTAAATGGCGCAATTTTCTATCAACAGGAAACGTCTTCACTGAGATGAATCTGTCTGATGAGTCTGCGACACTTGTTGTCGGATCAAATGGATCTGGCAAGTCTACTATGCTTGACGCAATCTGTTTTGGTCTGTTTGGCAAGCCATTTCGTAATGTGAATAAACCACAACTCCTGAACTCGATCAATCAGAAAGACTGCATTGTTGAAGTTGAGTTTGATATTGGCAATAAGTCATATCGTGTTGTGCGTGGCATCAAACCAAACATATTTGAAATATATTGCAACGGAGCATTGTTGTCACAGAACGCAGCAACGAAGGACTATCAAGAGCAACTAGAGAAGTTCATTCTCAAACTGAACTTCAAGTCATTCACTCAGATTGTTATTCTTGGTTCAGCATCGTTCACGCCGTTCATGCAGTTGACTGCTAACGACAGGCGTATGATCATTGAAGATTTGCTAGACATTCAGATTTTCTCTAGAATGAATAGTGTTCTGAAAGAAAAATACGCTAAGCTGAAAGATGATCTAGCTGAAGCTAAAAGAAAGCATGAGTCTGCTAAAGACAAGCATGATATTCTTGTTGAGCATATTGCAAAGCTAGTCAAAGGCAACAAAGACAGAATTCAACAAAAGAAAGATGTTCTGCAAAAAGAAACTGCATTGATTGCATCATATGAGTTGCAGATTGAAACGCTGAGTGCTGAGATCGATGTGCTGAGAGACAAAACGAAGGAGCAGAGTTCTATCAAGAATAAGCTCCAACGATATGACAATCTTGAAGCTAATTTAAACAAGACGCTAAAGAAAGTGTCTGATGATCTCACGTTGTATAATGAGACTGAAGAGTGTCCGGTGTGTAAGCAAGGCATTCCGCATGAACACAAAAAAGTTTTGATCAGCGAAAGAGAATCTAAGCTAAAAGATGTGGAAAATGCAATCAATGACTTGAACAAGAAGTATAACGATGAATTTGACAGGCTAAAAGAGATCAATCGTCTTTTGACAAAGATAGACGAAAAGTCAAAAGAATGCACTAATCTTTCCAGAAATCTTGCTGCATCATACAAGTACATCAGTTCTCTACAAGATGAGATTGATGAAATGCAAAAGCCACAAGAAGACATCACAGAGATTGAGACTAAAGTTGATGACTTGCGCCACGAGATGAATGTTGCTATAATGAGTGAAAAGTCATTGACTGGCGATAAGCACTATCTTGATGTTGCGACGAATCTGCTGAAAGACACTGGCATCAAAACAAAAATCGTCAGACAGTATATTCCAGTGATCAATAAGTTTGTGAACAAGTATCTTTCAGCGATGGATTTCTTCGTCAACTTCACGCTCGATGAATCATTCAAAGAGACAATCAAATCAAGACATCGCGATGACTTTTCTTATGGTTCATTTTCTGAAGGCGAGAAGCAACGAATTGACATGGCCCTTCTACTGACTTGGAGAGCAGTCGCTAAGCTGAAGAATTCATCAAATACGAATTTGCTGATTCTAGATGAAGTGTTTGACTCAAGCCTAGATACTAACGGAACTGAAGACTTGATGAAAATTCTTGGCTTACTAGAAAGCACGAATCTATTTGTCATCTCGCATAAGGGTGACATCTTACAAGACAGATTCAGAAACGTGATTAGATTTGAAAAGGTAAATAATTTCTCAAGGATGGTAAAATGAATGATTTGATTTTAGTGCCAGAAACGAATGATATTCTGAAACGAACTACTGTGCCGTTTGATTTTCAGAATCCGCCGATTGATCCTAGAGTTCTCTCTGCGCAGCTACATGAATGCATGGTGAAGAACAAGGGTCTTGGTCTGTCTGCACCGCAAGTCGGTTTGCACTATAAAGTCTTCGCTATTCGTGTGAGCGATACGGATCCATTTGTGATGTTCAATCCAAAGATCGTCAACGTGTCCGACAAAGAAGTGAGCATGAAAGAAGGCTGTCTTAGTTTTCCTTTGTTGTTCATGAACGTGAAGAGACCCGACTCAGTGCGAATTCGATATCAAAACTGGAACGGTGAAACGGAGACGAAGCAATTCATTGGAATGACTGCACGAATTGTTCTCCATGAAATGGATCACATGGACGGCATCACGTTTCTGAATCGCGCATCATCGTTTGAGCTACAGAGAGCTACACGTAAGCGCGGCATTCTGAAGCGTAAGACTACAGCGAAACAAAAAACGACAAACTGATTCGCTACAATGAAACAGAAGCATATAGACGCATTCATGAAGACTGCTGAGGTCTTTGCCGACTTGAGCACTGCGAAACGCAAGAAAGTTGGTGCGATTATCGTCAAAGACAATCGCATCATCTCTATCGGCTACAATGGCACACCTAGCGGATGGGACAACAACTGCGAAGACAAGATTTATACTTCGCCGTGGCAATCTGAATTCGATGACATCGAGAACGAGACGTATACGCTGAAGACAAAGCCAGAAGTAATACATGCAGAACAAAATTGTTTGGCGAAATTAGCCAAGTCAACTGAGAGCGGAGACGGAAGTTCCATGTTTGTGACTTGCGCTCCATGCATGGAGTGTGCTAAAATGATCGCTCAGTCTGGAATAAAAAACGTCTACTATCGTGAAGCGTATCGCTCAACTGACGGTGTAGATTTCCTACATAAGTGTAATGTACATGTTGAAAAGGTGACTATCGATGGCAACAAAACAGAGTAAGAACAAAGTTCTCACTGAAGAGTCTACGAAGTATGAGAGTCTGATTGGATACAAAGAAAAGACTGGCGAACCAGCTTCAGTTCTAGACTTTATGGATCTAGATGAGTCTGAGCGACTTTCTGCTGAACAGCGAGACGATGTTGAGTGGAAAAAGCATTGGGTTGGCATGCCAGAGTTTGTGCAAGAAGACAATCCAGCATACAAAAAACTGATTGTGTCTTTTCGTAATAAAGAAGATTATGAGGAGTTTGCAAAACTCATTGGTCAGCCGTTGACTGAGAAAACAAAGACCATCTGGCATCCAAGGCTAGATCGCGAAGCTAACTCTCTTCTACGATGGGTAGTTGAATGAATCTTTTGACAGACAAAAAGTGGAATCTATTCGAAGAGTTTTTGTCTGACTATTCTTCTCTGTTCGACATCGATAAGAATAAGTCAAAAGAGCTTCTAAGAAGCGGTGAATTGTTTACTCGATTGACTGACTTTTGGTACGAAAAGCTGCACCAAAACGATCTAAATTCTGCATATAAAGTGTATGATGACGAATACTATTTCGTTGACATTTTCAATTGCTATGTCACTTACAGTCGTGAATACATCAAGAGAATTCTAAAGAGTAAAGCATATGACGATCTCAAATCAATCGAATCATATGTTGACATTGGATGCGGCTTGAGCTATAGTACGTGTGCATTGAAGCAAATTTTTCCTAACGCTAAAGCGTATGCGATAAACATCAAAGACACTAAGCAATGGAAATTCTGCGAGATGATGGGCAAGCGATATGATTTCACTTTGCTAGAATCTGTTGATGATATCAAGCATGACGTTGATCTTGTTTTTGCATCAGAATATTTTGAGCATATTGTAGATCCATGCGCACACTTTGATTATATTGTGCGGTCGATCAAACCAGAGTGGTTTTTGATTGCTAATGCATTCAACACTCACTCGATCGGTCATTATGAAACTTATGATCATAATGACGAGAAGATTGATCAGTCTAAAATCGGAAACATCTTCAATAAGCACATAAGAAGCTCTGGATACAAAGACATCAATTATTCGTTATGGAATCAAAAGCCTAAAGTGTGGAAGAAAAACGAAACGAAACCAACCTTGATGAGTTTTATAGAATGACACTAATCAATCCAAAAAATCCAGTCTACATCATTTCTAAGGGTCGTGCAGACTCTATGTTCACTTCGCGATCACTGGCGCGCATGAAAGTGCCGCACTATATCATGATTGAGCCACAAGATGAGAGTGCGTATGAGCAAGCACTAGACAACTTCAAGATTCGTGATTATGTGACTTTGTTGATTGCTCCGTTCTCTAATCACGGTGACGGTCCTGGTCGCGCACGCAATCTATGTTGGGATCATGCAATCGAGATTGGTGCAGAAAAGCATTGGGTTTGTGACGACAACATCTCAGACTTCTATCGCTTGCACAAAAACATGCGTATTCGTGTAGAGTCTGGTGCAATCTTCAAAGCTGCTGAAGACTTTATCGATCGGTTTGAGAACGTGCCGATCTCAGGCTTCCAGTATCGATTTTTCATTGCGCCAAACTCTAAGTATCCGCCATATGTGAAGAACACTCGCATTTACTCTACGCTACTGATCTCTAATGACTGCAAGCATCGCTGGCGTGGACGATACAATGAAGACACCGATATTTGCTTACGTGTACTCAAAGACGGTGACTGCACGATACAATTCAATTCATTCCTACAAGGCAAAGCAGCAACGCAGACAGTCAAAGGCGGCAACACGGCTGAGTTCTACCACGCTGAAGGCACTCAAGACAAGAGCAAATGGCGAGACGGAATGCTGAATCCTGAAGGTACAATCAACAAATCTCAGATGCTTGTTGACTTGCATCCAGACGTATCCAGAGTCGTTTGGCGATACGGACGCTGGCATCACTATGTTGATTATTCACCGTTCAAGAAAAACGAACTTCGATTGAAACCAGATGCTAAGATTCCGTCAGGAATAAACAACTACGGCATGCGACTTGAAACAAATTTTAAAGGATAAAAAGTGCATTTATACAGTGAAAATGGTAGTCATCTTGGATGGTTTGACAAGGACACTGCAATCCGCGTCACGAAAGGCCTTGAGCATGTTGTTTATGCGATGGCTTGTTGTGAAGAGAAGCCAGACAATAAGATTCTGCCTTGCTTTGTTAAAGGAACTGTTTACATTGGAATGTCAACTGGAAAACAATTCGACAAGAAAAACAAAAAGTATCCTGGCAGTGTTCAAATGAATTCTACAAAAAGAATGTTTAAGCATAATGAACATATGTACAATCCAAAAACAATGGATAAGAAATATCGATTGTTTCACGAAACATATGAGCTTTTTCACGATCGTAATCCAGATTTGCCAAATCCAAATCTTAAAATTTGGTATAGTTTCTCTATTCCAAATAAAGACATGAAAGAAATCTTAATGAAATCATTTCTTCACATGGTAGAAGATGAATTCATTTATTTCTACATCAAGGAATTTGACATGGTTCCTATTATGAATCTTGATCATAAGTTAGCCACAGACTTTGAACTGAACAACACCAATTTCGTCGACCGTAGAATTCCAAACACAATTTCACATGCAGTAATGCGCGGAAATCGACTTACCGAGTTTATTGCAGCATAATCTGACTAATCCACTCAACTACCTCTTGACCTCGTCCATCACTGTGTTATTATTACTCCTGTGATGAGCGAGGTACTGATGAATCAAGACACGATCCCTGCTGATGAATGGAATGCCGCTTTCGACGACATTCCTGTCGAAGAGACTCAAGCGTACCAAGACTGGCTAGCTCGGTTTGAGTACGAACACTTTTCATCCTGCGAATTTGACATCTGAGAGGTTCACCATGGGTCAGACTACTACTCTCCACACTATTTACGGTGTTTCCAAGGCCAAGACCGACAAAGCGGTGCTTGTTGAAATCGAAGACAACGGCAGCGTCAAGCAGTCTTGGATGCCGCTCTCCGTCGTCGCAGTGAAGTTCATCGGCAAAAATTTTCAAGTCAAGGTGAGCGTTCCTGGTTGGTTCTTCCGCAAGATTGACTGGAAGGCTCCTCAGCCTTTCACTCCCAAGACTAAGCCCGCTGCACCTAAGAATCCTTACATCGGTTCTGACGTTGGCAACATGCTGGAAGAACAGATGATTCTGTCAGAACAGATTGACGCCTACCAAGAAGGCGCATTCGGTGAAGGTCTTGAACAGGATCGCATCATGCAAGACCTGTCTCGTCGAATTGAAATGATTCGGGAAGCTGTTGCAATCGCGCAACAGTGATGTTGACATGTGACTGGTTCTAGATTAGAATTAGTTCACTAACTCGGAGAACGTATGTCACTTCAGAACACGAAAACGATCCTTGCGAAGCTACTCGCCACTGAAAACATCAGTGTAGAATTCCGTAACGTACCGACTGCGTATTTTGATATGAAGAATCGCTTGATGGTTCTTCCTCAGTGGAAAGATATCACGCCTGAGCTTTATGACTTGCTCGGTGGTCACGAAGTCGGTCACGCGCTGAACACTCCTGCTGAGGGCTGGCACACGGCAGTCACCGAGAATGTGAGTGCAAATTTCAAGACATTCCTGAATGTCGTCGAAGATGCCCGCATCGAGCGTAAGATCAAGGAGCGGTTCCCCGGCATTCGCAAGTCCTTTCTGAAGGGCTACGCTGAACTGGTGTCTCGTGACTTCTTCGGCATCAAGGATCGCGATGTCAATGCGATGATGCTGATTGATCGGATCAACATCCACTTCAAGCTCGGCAATCTTGCTTGCGTCAAGTTCAAGAACGAAAAAGAAGAAGAGTTCGTTGCTCGAATTGAATCGGCTGAGACTTGGAACGACGTTTACGAAATCTCTAAGGACCTCTTTGCTTACTGCAAGGAAGAACTAGAAGAGATGAAGAAGCAGCGTCAGGAGATGATGTCGAAGATGTTCTCTCAAGGCGAAGAAGAGGATGGCGACGGCGCTGAAGGCGAGTCTGTAATGTCTGACGACGCTGAAGAGTCTGACGGCGACGCCTCTGGCTCTGGCGAAGAATCTGACGAAGACTTTGACTCCGACTCGGAAGGCGAACAGTCTGCTGCTGACGACGAAGATTCTGACGACGATTCCGATGCTGGTGATCCGGTGTCTCGTGGCGGTGGTCAAGGCTACACCCACGATCCTATCGGCGATCTTCCTGATGAGCCTGTGTCAGTAACCGACAAGAATTTTCAAGAGAAGGTCAAGACACTCTCTGACGACAAGCTGGCGATTACTGGAAACATTCCTTCAATGAACAAGATTGACCTGTCTTCGCGGGTTGTGTCTTGGAAGAATCTCTCTGGCAAGTTCTTCGCGAAGAATGAACACTACAAGCCTGACCTGCTTGCGAAGTTCGAAGCCAAGAACAAGGCAGCTATCAACTACCTTGTCAAGGAATTCGAGATGCGCAAGAAAGCCGCCGAGCTAAAGCGAGTCTCCATTTCTGAGACTGGTATCATTGACACCAATCTCCTGCATGCTTACAAGTATACGGACAGCATCTTCCGCAAGATGGCTACTGTTGCTGAAGGCAAGAATCACGGGCTTGTCGCGATGGTTGACTGGTCTGGTTCAATGGCCAACAATCTGTCTGGCACGATTGAACAGATGTTGATACTGACTATGTTCTGTAAGAAAGTCAACATTCCGTTCGAAGTTCTGGTGTTCTCTACCGAATACAATCAAGAGCACGGCGACTTTGTAACCCAACACGACAAAAACTCCCTAGACACTCGCGGCGTGATGTCTCTGCTGAATATTCTTTCCAACAAGATGTCATCGGCTGCGTTTCGTTCAATGGCTATCGAGCTACTTAATGTTGCACACTACTACAATACTCGCACCGGCGTCACATACTGGACATCTCGTGTTGCGATTCAATCGAGTATGACGGCTGAGTGTTCTCTCGGTGGCACTCCGCTGAACCTTGCGATCATCGCATTGTCCAAATACGTCAATGACTTCAAGAAAGCTAACAAGTTGGAGGTTGTAAACACTGCGATCATCTCTGACGGTGAAGACTCTTCTAACATGTTCTTGATCAATACTGAAGACTACAATCGAGGTCTCTATCCTTCGAACTACAAAAAGAATTCTTATGTATTCGATCCTGACACCAAGCAGACTTTCAAGATCGTGCGAAGCATCACCGACACTCTGCTGGAGATTCTGAAGGCGCGCACTGGTTGTAATCTGCTTGGATTCTTTATCGTAGACAACAAGCGTGGCAGGTTTCATAATGAGATTTATCGGCTCAGCCCGATGGACTCGATTAACATTGATGCGACGTTCGCTAAGTTCCGTAATGATGGTGTGTTCACTGTCAGGGGCTGCGGCTACGATGAGTTCTACCTGATCCCTGGTGGTGACAATCTTGAAGCCAACGACGATTCCCTGGACGATATCCTGAAGGCGAAGAAGGACGATTCTGGTAAAATCTCCACTCGCAAGCTGAAGAGTGCCTTCATGTCTCTTAACCAAAATCGACTGAACTCTCGGATCCTATTGAAAAAATTTATTGAGCAAACCACGTAAATCGAAACTTTTTGATGTATACTGTATCCATTGATGAACAAAACTGAAAGGAAACTCAAGTGACTACTAAGGCTCAAAAGATGACGTTCCTGTCCACTGCGTATGCTCGATTCGGCGAGGTTGCTACTCGCCAGCAACTGATTTCGCTAGAACAGGAACTCGGTGAGTCTCACGCCTGGACTCGCTACGCTCAGTACAGTGCGGGTCGCGGCAAATATCGCCTTCCCATTGAAAAGCTGACCGAGGTTGCTGCATTGACTGCTGTTCCTAAGCCTGTAGAATCTGTAGTTGTTCCCATGACTCAAGCGTCTAAGGCTGCGGCTAAGATCGCAACCGTAGCCCGATACACTGAAAACGCGGTGGTTCCGCAGAAAGATCCTCTGTTCGTTGAATTCGGCTTCTTCTCCAAAATGAAGATGCTGCTGAAGTCGATGCAGTTCTATCCAGTTTTTGTGTCTGGCTTGTCTGGCAACGGCAAAACCATGATGGTAGAACAAGCATGCGCTGATCTTGGCCGTGAATACCTCCGCGTCAACATCTCGTCTGAGACTGGTGAAGATGACCTGATCGGTGGCTTCCGTCTAGTTGATGGCGAGACTCGCTGGTATGATGGTCCTGTGATTCAAGCGATGAAGGCTGGCGCAGTTCTCTGCCTCGATGAAATCGACCGCGGTACTAACAAGCTAATGTGTCTGCAAGCTATCCTTGAAGGCAAGCCCTACCTGATCAAGAAGACTGGCGAGTACGTTGAGCCTAAGTCGGGTTTCAACATTGTCGCGACTGCTAACACCAAGGGTAAGGGCGATGATTCTGGCCGATTCATGGCTGCGATGATTCTTGATGATGCGTTCCTTGAGCGTTTCCCGATCACCGTTGAGCAAGAATATCCTGACGTAAAGATCGAGACCAAGATTCTAGCCCGTGTCTTTGACAGTCTTGGCATCAAGGACAATACGTTCGCCGAGAATCTCGTCAAGTGGGCTGACATCATTCGCAAGACCTTCCAAGAAGGTGCGATTGACGAAATCATCGCCACTCGCCGTCTAGTACACATCGCTAAGGCTTACAAAATCTTCGGTGATCGCACCGCCGCGATTGAATACTGTATCAACCGATTCGACGGTGAAACCAAGACTGCGTTCTTGGATCTGTACAGCAAGATTGACGCTGGCGAAGAAAAGCCCGCCGACAAGGCCGCTGAAGAATCCCCCGCGATCTAAATAGTTTTCTCCTTGGCATCCGTGCCTTTAAGCCCTAGAAATAGGGCTTTTTTTCATATATAATATATCACCAACAACATCATGGAGTGCATGAATGGAAATTGAAATTGATCTTGAAAAACTACGTCAGAAAAAGCTGTTCGTAGCAACGCCAATGTATGGCGGTCAGTGTCATGGATCTTACACAAAAGCTGTAGCCGATCTAATGACTGTCTGCACAAAATATGGAATTGATGCAAAGCTATTCTTTATTTTCAACGAATCTCTAATTACTCGCGCACGAAACTATCTTGCAGATGAGTTTATTCGCAGCGACTTTGATTATCTCATGTTCATTGATAGTGATATTCATTTTGATGCGACTGACGTTCTCACGATGATGCACTATGCGGCTAACAATGAGAATATGGAAGTTCTCTGCGGTCCTTATCCAAAGAAGACTATCGCATGGGAAAAGATCAAAGCAGCAGTGGACAAGGGCTTCGCAGACAATAATCCTGGAGTGCTCGAAGAGTTCGTTGGAGACTACGTTTTCAATCCCGTAGATGGAATCAAGGAGATGCGAATTGATGAGCCGGTGCAAGTCAAGGAAGGCGGCACTGGATTCATGCTAGTTCAGCGCCCAGCATTCGCCAAGATGGATGCTGCATATCCAGAGCTACTTTATCGCCCAGACCACTTGCGAACAAAGAACTTCGACGGCGCCCGTGAGATCATGGCTTACTTCGACACGGTGATCGATCCAGTTTCGAAGCGATATCTTTCTGAAGACTACATGTTCTGTCAGTGGGCAAGGAATGCTGGATCTCAGGTCTGGATGCTACCATGGATCAAGCTAAAACACGCTGGAAGCTATATTTTCGGTGGATCACTAGCAGCCATTGCAGCGGCTGGAGTTTCTCCCACCAGCGATTCTAGAGCAGTCAAGCGATAAATGAAAGAGGAATATATTATGCAAAGTGAATTGCCAAAAACATTATCTCAAACTTTTGATAATATGGGAGCATCACATTATAACGGATGGAATGATAGTATGTTAACGACATCGAGTTTGAATCAAGGCCTTTTAGGATCAATTACTCAAACTGCAACAATCAAACCAGTCAACTACAAATATCATGAAGATGAAATTCTAGATGAGCTGAAGCGATATATTGACAGCACATATAGTCAACACTATTCAACTAACAAGTATCAAGCGACTGAGTTTATTATTGATGGCGGGCATGGCGAAGGCTTTTGCATCGGCAATATCATGAAGTATGCTCAGCGCTACGGAAAGAAAAACGGCAAGAATAAACAAGACTTGCTAAAGGTACTTCACTATGCTATAATCATGCTTCACATTCACAATGAATCTGAAAGGAAAATTACAAAATGAAATTAAGTGAATCAACTCTGACTTACTTGAAGAACTTCTCATCAATCAATTCTGGCATTGTCATTCAGTCTGGCAATACTATTCGCACAATTTCAAAGCAGCAAAACATCCTTGCTAAAGCTGAAGTTGTCGAAACGTTTGACGACAAGATTGCAATCTATGACTTGAATCGATTTCTTGCTTTGTTGAGTTCTCTTCAATCTCCAGAAATTGACATTGTGCCTGATCAGAAGTGCATCAATGTTCTGTCTGGTCAAACCAAGGCTGTCTATCGCCTCTCCGATGAATCTCTCGTCGTGACTGCACCAGCAAAAGACTTGAAAGTCACTGGCGAAGTAAAGTTCTTACTAACGAAAGACACGATGAACCAGATTGCAAAGATGGCTGGTGTGCTTGGTCTTCCTAACGTATGCGTTCGCGGCGATCGGTCTAAAGTCACTCTAAACGCGGTTGATGTCAAGAATCAAGACTCTGACATCTTCAGCATTGAAGTCGGCACTACAAAGTCTGAATTTGAAATGATCTTCTCTACGGAGAATTTCAAGATGATTCCTGGTGACTACAACGTAGAGATTTCATCTAAAGGCATCTCTCACTTCAAGCACACGAAAGAGCCTATCGAATATTGGATCGCTATCGAATCTGGTTCGACTTTCACCGAGTAAATTGAAAAAGGAGCATTACTACATCATGACGACAAATTCTGGAATTGTAATCCCATCATCTCCAGCAGACAGGCAAGCGATCAAGAATGCTCTCCAAGAAATCTCAAACTCGCTCACTCGCATCGAGGGTGAGCGAGACTTGATCAAAGATATCTTGCAGACAGTTCAAGACAATCAGAACATTCCTAAGAAGTATGTTCGCAAGCTAGCCAAGATTTTTCATAAGCAAAACTACACTGAAGTTCAACAAGAACAAGAAGACATTGATTCATTGTACGAGACTGTTGCACAATAACACGATATCTGTTATAGTGCTATTGTGATGTTATCTGCTTTGCAGATTTTTATTATGGAGTAATCAATGCTACAAGAATTCCTCTGGGTAGAAAAGTATCGACCAAAAGCGGTGCAAGACACTATCCTTCCTGATGACTTGAAGCAAACGTTTCAGACGTTTGTCGATAACAAAGAAATCCCTAATCTGATCTTGTCTGGCGGTCCTGGTGTTGGTAAGACTACCATCGCTAGGGCTATGCTAGAAGAGATCGACTGTTCATATATTGTCATCAACGGTTCTATGAACGGCAACATTGACACGCTGCGCAACGAAATCAAAAACTTTGCGTCAACTGTCTCATTCAAAGGCGGTAGAAAGTATGTCATCCTTGATGAAGCTGATTATCTCAATCCTCAATCTACGCAACCTGCGCTGCGTAATTTTATGGAAGAGTTTTCTGCTAATTGTGGTTTTATTCTTACTTGTAACTTTGTCAACCGAATCATCGCTCCATTACATTCTCGATGTTCCGTCATACAGTTCAAGATAAGCAAGAATGATAAGCCGAAGCTAGCTTCGGCGTTCTTCAAGCGAGTCGTGGGCATTCTCAAGACTGAAAATGTAGATGCTGATTCTAAAGTAGTTGCAGAATTTGTAACTAAACACTTTCCTGACTGGCGCAGAGTGCTGAATGAACTTCAGCGCTACTCTGCGACTGGCAAGATTGACGTCGGCATTCTGTCTCGCATCGGTGACGTATCAATCAAATCGTTGATTGATTCCTTGAGTGGTAAAGATTTCTCCACAATGCGCAAGTGGGTTGCTGAAAATCTCGATTCAGATCCAACTGCAATCTTCAGGTCATTGTTCGATAACATGATAGAATTCGTTCAGCCGCAGTCAGTTCCAGAGCTAGTTGTGCTGCTTGGTGAGTATCAATACAAGTCTGCTTTCGTTGCTGATCAAGAGATCAATCTAGTTGCTTTCTTGACTGAAGTAATGGCATCTTGCGAATTCAAGTGATTTTAGGAGAAATATTGATATGATTTCATTAGATCAGAAAAAAGTAATGATGGGCAATCTCGGTGAGCGCATTGTTTCCGATGTGCTTCGTGAACAAGGATATGATGTTCAATTGTCATACGATCCATTCGACAACAAAAAAGATTTCACTGTAAATGGCGCTTCAGTAGAAGTAAAGACACAAGTTCCATTTTATTCAAGAAATTCATTCTCTGTGAATATAACTCAGCGAAAAAAATTAAGCACTGTCGATTTTATCGTGTTCATTGCTGTACCGTCACAAGCGTTGACTAAAGTGACAAAAACGAATTATGACGGTAAAATTTATGCAGCTAAATCAAGTGAATTGCTGGTAAAAAACTACACTACTCGCGACGGCCGACAAATGATCTTAATTCCGATTAATCAAGAGGCAATGCTGCATTGCCATACTATTACTGATATCAATACGTTAAATCATCTAAGAAATTTAACTTCCAGTAAGGCATGACTCCGTTCGATCACATCAAAGCGATTACTGAGACTAAGACAAACACAGTCTTAGGAACAGACAACGATGAATTGGCTCAAAAGTCTTATGAGCCGTTCGTCGTCAATCGCGGCCTCTCACTCTTCATTGATACTATTCTTCATGCGAACGAGATGAATCGTTTGAATCATCTCGACAAAGTTCCTCAATTCTCTTATTTGCTAAATAGCATCAGACCTAGAAAGCGATATGCAAAATGGGTGAAGAAGTCGTCAATGGACAAAGAAAAACTCATTGCGACATGCTACAACGTAAGTCTCAGCAAAGCAAAAGAGTATGCGAAGATACTAACTTCTGACCAAGTTGAGACTATGGCACAACTATTACAAAAAAATGAAGTGAGTATCAAGGAGAAATCAAATGGAAGTAAGCATTGAAAGCCTATTGGAGGTCAGACTAAAACAAGAAGATGATTTTCTAAAAGTTAGAGAGACACTAACTCGCATCGGTGTAGCATCACGCAAAGAGAAAAAACTCTATCAGTCTTGCCACATTCTTCATAAGCGAGGCAAGTATTATATCGTCCACTTCAAAGAGTTGTTCGCACTTGACGGAAAGCCAACAGACTTTGACGACAGCGACAAGGGACGAAGAAACTCAATCGCTAATCTATTAGCAGAGTGGGGACTGATTGAGATTGTCGTGCCAGCTCAAGTGATTGAGCCAAAAGCGCCGATGTCTCAGATTAAGATCATTTCGTATTCTGACAAAAACAACTGGGAACTAATCACCAAATACAATATTGGTGTAAAGAAGAAACGAGATTGATACTTGACATCGTGATAGAAATTTGATACAATTTTGATCGAGACAAGTTCTCAAGCACATATTATTTTTAACTGAAAGGACTATAAACATGGCATTCGTAACATCATCAAAGACTCAAAAAGAAATTCTTCTATCGTATCTTCGAGGAACATCGCGTGTTCTGAGTGCATCTCAAGCACTTTCTATGTTTGGAGTTAAAAATCTTAGCGCAAGAATGAGCGAACTACGCCGATCTGGATATACTGTTCGCTTATCAAAAAATAAGAGCGGAAAAACTACATATTCCATTTTTGATCAAGCAGACGTCAAAAAGTAATATAAATACACATATCTCACTCGGGATGGGAACGTAAGATTAGCCGGCACAACGATATGGTGCCCCTGTACTTCGGTAAGCAGGACTAATTCATCCCCTACCTTGGGAACGTTTGTCGCTACGATAAAAGGCGTCAACTGGCGGCTGCTGCCAGGATTGTATTCAACGCCAAGGATATGATCAAGTGAGCACCTTACGCCTTTTGGGTAAGGAATCAACATCACTCGCTTAATAAAGGAGAAACTATTATGACACATCTATCTGTATTCGGTCCAGGATTCAAGGAATTTGACAAGTATTTTGTCGGCTTTGAGGACCAATTCAATCGCCTATCTAAGATGCATGACGATCTAACGAAGGGCATTCCTAACTATCCTCCATACAATATCAAGAAGACTGGCGAAAACACATACGCCATCGAGCTTGCTGTTGCTGGCTTTGGTAAGCAGGACATCGAGATTGAACTAGAAGATGGCAAGCTAGTCGTGAAGGGTTCAACATCAGACAACACTGACGAGAACTATCTATTCAAAGGCATCGCAAATCGCGCATTCACTCGCGCATTCGCATTGAATGATCAAATCGAAGTCAAAGACGCAGAAATGATCAATGGCATGCTCAAAATTTTCTTAGAGCGTATCATTCCAGAGCATAAGAAGCCAAAGAAGATTGCAGTCAAAGAGAAAGCTGAGAAGACTTCTTCTAAGCAATATTTGACTGAATAATCATGTTAGCATTCATCAAAGACGTATTCAGCGCTTTACTTCATTACTCAAGAGAGTATAATGATTATAAAGATGAGCAACTGAAAAAAATTGGTTATATCGAGCGTTGGTACTGAAGCATTCTGGGGGCGCAAGCCCCCATTTAGTTTATGAAGGAACATCATGAATCCATTTATTGATCAAGCTACATTTATGACATCATGTGATCAAACTATCGGATTGAACAATCCATCTCAGTTTGCACTGTATAACAAACTCATTGAAGAAGAAGTTGATGAGCTATTTGCTGCGACTCGCGACAATGATCGAGTTGAGCAATTAGACGCATTGATTGACATTCTCGTCGTCACGATTGGAGCGCTTCACAGTATGGGCGTAGATCCACAAGCCGCGTGGAGAGAAGTCATGTCTACTAACTTCGCGAAGATTGATCCAGTCACGGGAAAAGTTCGCAAGCGTGAAGATGGTAAAGTTCTAAAGCCAGAGGGCTGGAAAGCACCAAACCTAAAACAATTCATTTTTGGAGCAGTATAATATCATGGCAAAAATCCAACTACTAAGAACTCTCGTCGGAGAAGACATCGTTGCTGAAATTCTCAGCGAAGACGGTTCTACACTGACAGTGAAGAATCCATGTCAAATCGCACTCGTGATGATGGAGAACGGTCAGCCCAATCTAAACATTCAGCGCATGTTGACTTTCTCTCCAGCGACTGAGGTTGCGATGAACAAGTCATTGCTTCTATACATCACAGAGGTTGACCCGAAGATTGAAGCCAAGTATAATGAGATATTTGGCAATATCATCGTAGCTCAACCTAGGATCTTCACTGGATGAAATTTTACACGCACTTTGCAAGAAAAGGTAAGTTTGTACTTGAACGCGGCTACAATAACGGCAAGCGTTTTCAGCGCCGTGTTGAGTACAAGCCTACGCTATATGTTCCGTCTAAGGACAATCGCGAAACTGAATTTCGCACTCTACTAGGAGAAGCTGTTCATGCTATGAATTTCGATAGCATGAATGAAGCAGCCGACTTCATGAGCAACTATGAAGATGTTGACAACTTCAAGATTTACGGCTCTACAAACTTCCCATACATTTACATTCATGGGCAATATCCAGATGGTGTCGAGTATGACACCGACTTGTTGAAGATTATCAACATTGACATCGAGGTCGGCTCTGAGAACGGCTTTCCTGAGCCATCAAAAGCTACAGAACCAATCACTGCGATCACAATGAAAGTCGATGGACATTATCATGTCATTGGCTGCGGCGAGTATGTAAACACTCGCAAAGATGTAACATATTCAAAGTGCGACGATGAGCGTCAGCTAATCATGAAGTTTCTCGAATTGTGGGAACTTTTTGATGCTGACATCATCACTGGTTGGAACGTGCAGTTCTTCGATATTCCATATCTACACAATCGCATCGTTAGACTGTTGGGTGAGAATACAGTAACACGATTGTCTCCTTGGAAAATGATCACTTCGCGAACCACAAAAGTGAACAATCGTGAGCAGACTGTTTATGAATTGCTTGGCATCGTTGTTCTAGACTATCTTGAGCTATACAAGAAGTTTACGTATTCGCAACAAGAAAACTATCGTCTAGACACAATCGCTAACGTAGAACTTGGCGAGAACAAGCTAGACTACTCAGAGTTCGAAAACTTGCACCAATTGTATCGACTAGACTATCAAAAATTCATTGACTATAACATCAAAGACGTTGATCTAGTTGACAGACTTGAAGATAAGATGAAACTAATTGAAATGGTGTTAGCACTCGCATATGACGCTAAAGTGAATTTGAATGACGTTTTCACTCAAGTTCGGATGTGGGACACGCTAACTCACAATCATCTGATGGGCAGAAACATCGTTGTTCCTCAGAAAAAGCACTCATCGAAAGACGATGCATACGAAGGTGCGTATGTCAAAGAGCCTAAGCCGGGCATGTATCATTACGTTGCATCATTCGATTTGAATAGTCTGTATCCACATTTGATCATGCAATACAACATCAGCCCAGATACTATTGTCGATGCATTGCATACGCATGTGACAATTGATTCTTTGCTGAACAGAGAATTTGTGAACGACACCGAATATTGCATGGCAGCTAACGGACACTACTTTCGTAAAGACAAGCAAGGCTTTCTGCCAGAAATGATGCAGACAATGTATGATGATCGATCAAAGTATAAGAAGCTAATGCTTGAATGGCAGAAGAAGAAAGAAGTCGCAAAGACTGCTGATGAAAAGTATGAGTGTGAAAAGAAGATTTCAAAATACAAGAATCTTCAGATGGCTAAGAAAGTTCAGCTAAACTCTGCTTATGGTGCGCTAGGCAATCAATACTTCCGCTTCTATGACTTGCGACAAGCTGAAGCGATCACTTTGTCTGGGCAGCTATCCATTCGTTGGATTGAAGCTAAGATGAACGCATACATGAACAAAGTTCTGAAGACAGACTCTGTTGATTACATCATCGCATCAGACACAGATTCAATCTATCTGCATCTCGGTCCATTGGTCGAAAAAGTCTACGGCACTGATGTAGACAAGATGAATCAAGTTCAAATCATCGACTTTATGGATAAAGTCTGCGACGGCAAGATCCAAGAAGTCATCGATAATTCATATCAAGACTTAGCAGATTACATGAACGCATATGCGCAGAAGATGCAAATGAAGCGTGAAGTCTTAGCCGACAAGGGTATCTGGACAGCAAAGAAGCGATACATCCTGAACGTCTATGACAGCGAAGGTGTTCGCTACGCTGAGCCTAAACTCAAAGTGATGGGTCTAGAAATCGTAAAGTCTT